ATTTTTGAGTTTGAACACACTCTGACACAAGAAGACCTAACTGATATTTGGCAGAACTTGCCTCCTCGCATTGCGAGATCTTTTGATTCAAAAGCATTGCCAATTGGATTGTCAACTGACGAAATCACGCAGACAAAAGAAATCACACATGCTTTAGATACAAATGAATTGCTGAGAGATATGGATGATAATCTACAGTGGATGGTGTTTAAAGTTAAACAAAAAGCAAAACGCAATTATTTTGACAAAATTATTGATACAAATACAAGAACAAAGGTGCCCACAGAGTTAGACAAGTCCGGCTTAGGAAAGACTCTGACACAACAACCAGAAACCGACTTCCTCGCAGGAGGTAGTGCCAAAGGCGCTGTCACAATTGAACAAGATTATAAATTTTCTTATAACTGGCCATATGATTTCTTCTCACTTGTTGAGCTTGTAAAACTTGATGAAGACATTATATTTGGAGAACCCTTAGAAAAAACAGAACTAACAGAAGTGGATGCCAAAGTCGCTGCCAGTGTTAATAGAGATCAGGCAGTCGGATCTGCACTGGGAGTAGAAGGTGTTACTGATATTCAACGAAAACAAACCGCCCCAACCACGGTCAATCAAAACATAGCCCTCGGCTCCAGCTTGGGCGTATCAGGCGTAACAGACATCACAAGAGTGACAACACCCGCCGCCACCTCGGCAACAGCGCCCGCTCCCACAACAACTGTAAGCCGAGAAACTTCTTTTGGCACAAATATTACTCGCGAGGGAGTGCAAGTTCCAGAAACCGAAGTTGCAGATAATGTAAACACCAATAGTGGCACTAATATGACACAACAAGGTGTTGTAAAAGGCAAATCTAAATCAACAGGCATTAAAAAGTAAACAATAAATGAAACGAGCGAATATTTAATAAAGATATGGAATTTTTCAACAAAAAAGAAGAAGTGATAGATTTACAGCTTACCCAATATGGTAAATATCTGTTATCACAAGGATCCTTGAAGCCTGTATACTATGCTTTTTATGATGAAGGCATTGTTTATGATTCAAACTATGCAGGTTTTGCCGAGATACAAAATAACGCTAAAGATCGTATTCAAAACGACTCTCCAAATCTAAAAGCTTTTCATAACTTTCATAGCATTCAAGACGATCTTGCCAAAGCAGTTGAAGTTAAATACTCAGGCAATGAAAAGCTTGCTCAGTCAATGATACAACAAACGCCTGAAAAGATGCAAACTTTAACAAAGCCCCTTGCCAACTCTGACTTGGCTACAAACAATGCTCCCGCTTGGAACATTTCTTTGCTAAGCGGTAAGATCTTAACTGGAAGCACCACATCTACACTTACTTTGAGCAGTTCCGCAACAATATTAAACATTCCGCAGATAGAGGTAGAGATTAAATACAGCCCCAGAGTTAAAGATTCAAGCACTTTTACAGAAGATGGTGCAGAACAAAATATTATAGAGTATTTTGATGTTCGTGTTTTTGATGATGGAACTTACATTTCAGTAGATAAAGATAATTTAATATTTCAAATTATTGAAGAAAATGTTCCCTTAAATAACGATAACTTTGAGATAGAGTTTTTTGCCCTTGAAGATGTTAAGGGGAATGGGAAAGTTAAAAATACTACATTCACTCAGAAAGCCCAACAACTTAAACTTCTAATAGAACCAGACTTGGTTGTTAATGACATTTTAATTGATGAAGCAGTGGGAAATGTTTTACCAGTATCGGAAATTGATAGTAGCTTTGCTGATTATTATTTTGATATTGAAGCAGATGATGAAATTGATGCGTCTATAATTTGTGAATTAATTAAGAATGGCGACAAAGACAAATATAAATTTGCTAGAAAAGATTTTGAATGTCCAGACATTCAACCCAACTATAAGTTAACCAACCCATATCCACAGAAGGAACAGGACAGTCAATGTGCCGATGTGTATGTTAGTGAGGATGAGTCTCGCCCGTCTAACGAGGAGAGTGAATAATGGCTGAATGTACATTATTTGGCGGGCTTGTTCCGAATGTTTATATTGATAAGGTTTTTATTGAAGAGTCGCAGGTTGACACCAATAATGATGGCGTCATAGATTTACAAACGCCCAAGATAACCATAAACTTAAGACTTGTTGATCAGCTTAGTGCGAACGGAACTTATTCAATGTTAGAAGACGCTTTAGAAGTGCAACTTAAAATAGGAGAAGCCAGCGTATCAACTATCAATTTAAAATCTTATTTCAAAGTTTGGTGTGTAATTTCAGATTCGCAAACTCTAACAGATCAATTTGAAGTTATCTTTGAGAAGGGTGTAAATTCAGGTAAATTTCAGTGGAGCAACTATATTGGAACGGGCAAATCCGAAAGTAAAACCTTAACTAATTTTGTTTCTACATACACCAATCCAGATGGCAGTATAGAGATTAACACGCCATATGCTTTTGATCTTGATACAAACAAGCCAGTAGAACATTTAAGTATATTTGCTTATGTGCAACTTGATACCGATTCTTTAGAAGCAGATTTTAATATTGACTTGCCAGAGGAATTCACGAATATTGTTGGTAGATTTGAACAAGAGATAGTGATTAAAAATTCGGTTGTTAATCCTGCTCTTAGGGCATATCTTACCGAAGGTGGGGCAATCTGGAACGGACCTGTTCATATCAAACCTGTCACCTTCACGATAAACAATCCCCCGCCGCCTGTATATATGGAAGGGTCCAGTCATCGTTCAGAAGCTCACGGCACATTAACCAAAACAGAATTCGCAATAAACAATGTGCAAGATTTTAGAATCAGAGACGAAATAAATGTTTTAGTTGCAGAATTCGAAGCACTAACAACTTTACAAAATAGTTTCCCAGGGCAAAAAGATATATTTGACAGACTTTCTTCTGGAAACTCATATTTTTCAGAACTTTCTATAACAAAAGATGAGCGTCGAAATACAAGATTCTTATTTGCTTTTGATTATGGAAAATACATTCTTGAAAACTCTAAGTATTCAGCATTTATTTCACGAATGAGCGCTACCGCTAAAAAACAAATTATTAATAATTCACAAATAACTCAATTCATTATGAGTAAAAAACAAGTTAAACGTATTCCTGCTCGAAACCGACTGGGCTCTCCTGTCCAGAATTCTATATTGAATGACGAAACAATGGTAACGCCAGTAATATTATCGCTTGATGATGAGAATATCAACGAGATTAATTTAATTTTAACAGATCAAACCACAACATCTGATTCGTTGGTGAGATACTTTACTGGTGTTGATATAGGCTCAGGCGGCAAGTCAGATGGAAATTACCAATATCTTATAGACATTGAGGTTCTTGATGGTTTTATTCCAATAATGCAAAGTCTATACAGCAAGATGTCAAATGCAAACACTGACTACCAAAAGTATGTAGTTTTAGCACAAATTCCCAATGTTTATGATGACACCTCAAGAAAGTTTACGACATGGGGGCAAACTCAAATGGCTGACGCCGCGAGGCAGTTGGGATCTTGGGAACAAGGCTTCGGTCTTGAAGGGATAATTGATACATATTTGGACACTCTTGATTATTTTGTTGACGTTGGCAATACCCCAATTTCAGAATACGGCGGTCTTACCCAAAAACAGTTTTATAAACTTAAAATACTAAATCTTATAACTCCATCCAGCGGCGGCATTGATGGGCTTTTGATTTTCAACAATCTTATATCTTCACTCTTATCACAAATAAATGATATAATGAGTGCTGAACACAGCAGTGGCGGAGTTGAAGACACTTTATCAAACCAGCCATCTGGTGGAACTTCTGGGTTTAAAATTCAAACAATGAGGATTAAAGAAGATTTTGATAACACAATCGGCGTAAGATTTTTAAATGATTCTTATATTGATAATATAAGCGCAAATAAAAATAGATCATTCGCCGGGTTAACAAACTATAGTCTAAGTGAATTATCCAACCCTACACAAACAATCTTTCCAGAAGTTGTTGTTTTTAGCGGACTATCTCAGCAAGAATTATTAGACCAGCAGTCGGAACAAGAAACATCATTGGCTAAAGCGGGAATAAACATAACATTTCAAGCCGAAGCTGTGCAGCCTTTCTCAAAAGCTAATGCTAAACAAGCTGTAGCCGCTAACCTCGCCTCCAAAGACACGGGTAAGCTTCAATCATCAGCAAACTTTCTTGGAGCCAAGTCCTTTGGTGTTGATAGGAATCTAAATACAGCCAATCTTAGTGCTGATGCTATAGAGGTTAAAACTTTCGATACGTCTATAAAGACAGATGCATCGGCAATGGAATATAATAGATCCTTTCTTTCAGAACTACCGGCTAAAGAAGAAGCTTTAACTCCGCCATTCAATTCAGTTGAAGTTTTAACCGGATTTGTTATTCCCGAAACTGTTGAATTCAGAGGTCAACAACTCATGAGTAATAAATATATGATAAGACAAGAAAAATATCAAATAAAAGAACTTGGTGAGTTAGTCGTCCCAGATGCTATAGATAATAGTTTCTTTTTGTGCCGTCAACCCCGCCAAGGCGATATAGATATTATTGATAGTTTCTTTTTAGTAAAAGCATCGTCTGTTCCATTAACAGTTGATCAAAAAATCGCTGACTCTGGTATAACGCAAGGCAATTTCGTGGGAGATGGCACAATCGAGGACAAACGAACCCTTGATCAAAAAATCGCTGACTCTGGTATAACGCAAGGCAATTTCGTGGGAGATGGCACAATCGAGGACAAACGAACCCTTGATCAAAAAATCGCTGACTCCGGTTTAACGCAAGGCAATTTCGTGGGAGATGGCACAATCGAGGACAAACGCTCAACCCTTGAACAAAATATCGCTGACTCCGGTTTAACACAAGGCAATTTCGTTATGGATAATGCATCAAGCACAGCCGCCGTCCTGGCAGCGCAGGCATCCATGAACAGTGGGTTTGAAACAATTGATCTTTCCTCTGGGACAAGACAGGTAGTAAGTAACAAGAATATTCAGCAAAGCGTTCAAAAGACAGCGGTTGTCCAAACCGCACAGTATTCAACAAATTATACGAGGAAGTACTAACACATGACAATTAAAAAATGTGATGACAGCGCCACCAGCGAAAACGGTGACGCCGACGATGCTACCAATGGTGCCACCAACGGCAACGAAAAACGGAAACGCCGCCGTAGAAAAAAGACAAATATAAAAGAACAAACATACCTTGGCAAAACTTTAGAATTAGTTGAGCGAGGTGTCTATGATGATATATCCTTTACGGATATCCTGCTGGGTCGCTATAATGATAATGTTATAGAAACTTTCGGCAACGGCAATATAAGAGAAAAACGACCTATAGATATCACAGACCCCTTAAGAGCAGAGTTAAGAGCGTTTTTTGTTACCGATGAAGAAGGCAGAATGACATACCTCAAAAATATGTCAAATGATGCTTACGGAGATTCAGCAATCAATATAGTTCCGATACAAGATGCTCAAGAGGCTTCAGTCTCAGGGCGTATGTTTAAAAAATACACGCAAGATTTCTCGGCTGTTAGTTATAAATTTTACCGAAATACGGGGGATGAGACTATAACAGATGCGAACCTCGCTAAAGCTTGGGGTCACTTTGTTGGTGGCGGAACAGATGAGGTCACTGGACTATCTAGACCTTCTCAATTAATTGATATGAGCAAGACCTTTACCGATCACTATACAAATATTGTAGTGCCCTTTTCACAAGATGAGTTAGATCGCTATATAAGCAACGTTAACAACCCAGCTTATGCTGATGTGGACCCCATATACAATTTTTATATTACTGGCTATGAAGAAAGAATAAGGTCCGAAGATATTAAAGAATATGAATTACCAAATCTATATTCTGAAATAACCAAGCAAGATAGCACACTTCAACAAGCTCTTTCAAAACTTGGTTCGGGTGTTGATTATATCAATGGAGTCTCAGCAGGTGGTTTCGAAATCATCGCGAAAACTGCTAAATTCCGTAATATAGGGATCCCAACCACACAGGTGGAAGCTTTATTGGACGGCAAAAACTTTGACGATGTGTATCCAATGAACAACTCTTTGGAAATGAAAACAGATAAAACAGGTCAGTTTCTTATTGCTGCTGAAATTTCTGGAATGACCGATAGTCTTTTAAAACTAATAATGAACGAATCAATTGTTTTCGGCACAGATGTTGCTCCAAACTCTGCACTCAATGCTCTTTCTTTTGCAATCTCAAATGAACAAGTTGCTGTGTCGGATTCTTTCTGGTCCTCGGACGCAAGCTATAAAATCAAAGCGGATATAAGCGAACAAAAAGTACCTCTTATTGATTTTGAATCGTGGCTATCCACTTATTTTGATGAAAACAATTCTTATGAGTTGAATACAAACTTTAATACTGAAACAATTTTACTTGGACTGCCCGTAAGTTCTTCAGAAGCTCCAGACGATTGTAACGCATTTGCCAATACTTTATTATCGCTTATACTTCTTGGAAGGATTAATCAGATTGTTGAAGACAATTTTAGAACATTTGAAGAAATGCTACAGGGAAAAGAAGCTTATAACGAAACTTTGGTATATGAGATCAGAAAGAAATCAGTTAACGCTGGCGCTACACAGTCTGTGTTTGTTCCAAATACAGAAGCTCTTGATATTCTTAGCTATATTGATACACAAGTTAAGTATAACAAGGAATACACATATTCTGTATACGCACATCAATTGATTCTTGGAACGGAATACAAATACACTAATTTTACTGGTAATACAACTTATTCAGAATACGGAGCCTCAACTCAATTCTCGGTTGAATATAGACCCTCTCTTAAGATTGCTCAAATTCCAGTATATACACAGAAAACAAAAATCTTAGACAGCGCTCCTATTTCTCCAAATGTTGATATCATTCCTTTTAAAGGTGTAACCAACCAGCTTCTTATCAATTTGTCCGCCAATGTTGGTGACTATGACTTACAGCCAGTTATAATTAATGACCGCGATGCCAAGTTTGCTAGCGAATTCAGAAAAGCCAGAAAGTTGCTTCCAAGGGAACCAATTAAATTTAAGTCAGATGACCTTGTTCAGCGCTTTGAAATTTATAGAATGGATACCCCGCCAAAATCATATAAAGATTTCAATAATAATTTATTAACATTTGCTAAAAGCGATGTCGCTACATCAATATCTTTTCTTGATAGTGTTGTTCCAAATCAGAAATATTATTATACTTTCCGAGGAATTGATGTCCACGGAAATCGCTCAAACCCAACAGAGGTTTACCAAACTGAGTTAGTTCAGTTTGAGGGTATGATATTTTTTGAGATGAGAATATACAATTTTGGAGAAGTAGTAGAATATAATAATGTAAAGACAGAAAGGGAATTTAGAAGATATCTTAAGGTTAATCCAAATTTAATTCAGTCAATAATTAATTATGAACAAAGTATTCCAGATGGTAGCACTGACTCTGCTTATAATGCTGTCAAGGTTTCTTTAGGCAAGGCAGAACAATCTGTTTGGAATAAAAAGTTTAAGATAAGAGTGACTTCTAAAAACTCTGGTAAAAAATTTGATATCAATCTTACCTGCAAAGTAAGACAAAATAGAAAAAAACGATCTAACGGATAAATGTTAATCATTAAATTTTGGCACTTTAATCTAATTAAATACTAATTAATAACGACATGGAGAATATATAAATGGCATTTCTTGATAATTCGGGTGACATCATCCTCGACGCAGTTCTAACAGACACAGGAAGGATGAGATTGGCAAAGGGCGATGGCTCTTTCAAAATCGCTAAATTCGCTCTTGGAGACGATGAAATTAACTATGAGCTTTTTGATAAGAACCACCCAAGTGGTTCAGCATATTATGACATTGAAATTCTGCAAACCCCAGTTTTAGAAGCTTTTACCAACAACACCTCAGTGTTGAAATCAAAGCTTCTTTCAATTTCCAGAACAAACTTGCTTTATTTGCCAGTTATGTTAAAGAACACTACTGTTGGTCTACAGAAAAATACGAGTGGAACAGCTAATTCACTTGTTGTTTTAGTTGATAAAACTACCGACGACAAATTTAAAAAAGGCGACCGACCATACTTGGCAGGTAACAACTTAGGCGCATACTCAGGCACCCCCATCATTATCGATCAGGGCATTGCAAACAATGCTATTGGAGATGGTTCTGAGGTTCCTCTTGACGCAGATCTTGTAGAGACGCAATATATTATTGAAATTGATAACCGCTTAGGATATCTTGCGGACCCAGACTCTGCAACTGCCGCAACCCCTTCGTTTGTTGACGACGACAATATTGCTTCTTATTATATATCTACCACAACGAATACAGTCTTTTTCAATCGGCCGCAAGGCACAAATATGGGCAATGAGATGTTAGCTGGACCTCGCGGCTCAAGATTGGCTTTCTTAATTGGACCATCTACCAACTTGGCTACAAGCACATACTTATTTACGCAACTTGGCTCAACAAGCACTTTTGGCGCTGCTGCCGTGGGTGTAAGCCATATTGATACAACTATAAGAATTACTGGGGCAACAACCGGATATAGAGTTGATCTCCCAATCAGATTTATTAAGTATACAGCATAATTTAGGATTTAAACATGGCAACAACTTTTAAAACATTAACAGCAAATGACGTAACAAATACGAGAACTTTGCTCCACGAAGCAATTCCACTAACAGGGACAATTGTTTCTGGAACTTATACTGACCAAAATGTTAAAACATATACTCACGGAATGTTTGAGTCTGTTTATGATTATCCTTACTTAAGTTCGTCTGCCAACCATATTATTGATATTACTGCCGGATATTCTTCTAATTCGGGACATTCTGGTTCCGGTGTACAAAACTCCAAAAAGATTAATATTTATAATCAAATGGCTGCTGTTCTTGTTGGTCACGACGCCACTGGCTCAATCCAGGCTTTCGATCAAGATGGTGACATCGCTGGCGGAGGACAAAAATTAGAGGAAGTCTTCTTTCTAAACACTTCCAGATTGTTGACAAAAGATGAGATTAAAAAAGGCAGCTTTACGATTACCATTTTAACTGGTGGCGTTCCAAGTTCTGCTTCACCAAATGTTCTCACAAGCCCACTAACTCTTGGTGATTATGGAGCAGCGACAAGCTACTATGTTAATTCCCCAGCGGGAGAGTATGCCATACTTTATACTTCTTCGGCTACACCCCACGCCGCTTCTGGATACGGACTTTTGTATTATCAAGCAGGCGTTGCTGTTATCAGCGGAAACGTTTGGAGAGCAGATGATACCGGCGCAGGTTCGGGCTCATGCCTGGGACCAGGCTTTGAGTCTGCTTCATTCGATAACTTGATGACCGGCTCTACAATCGAAGTTATGGCGGACTCAGTTAGAAATCGTATTAAGGAGATCTCCTTTAACAACACAGTTGAATTGAACTCCTCAATCTACTTCTGTAGAGCAAACAACAATGAGTTCAATTATAGTTCAAATCCAACTTATCTTACTTCAAGCGAGATCCGTGTAAAGAACACAACTTCTGATAATCCCGTGGCTTATATTACAACAGTGGGTCTTTACTCTTCAGACAATGAGTTACTCGCAGTTGCCAAATTAAGTGAGCCACTTAAGAAAGATCCAAATACCGAACTGACGATTCGAGTTCGCTTAGATTACTAAATTCCAACAGATGTGGGAACAAGAGATAAAAAATATAATAACCTCTTGTTGGAATTAAAGTATTTGTATGCTAAAATAGATTATAGTGATGAAATCTATCAGCAAGCAAAAAGAGATTTTGAAGAATATACGATTGCTTTCTGCAAAGAACATAACATTGATATTGAGGGAACAACAATAACCAATGAGGAAGTGACGGATTTGGATGTGTCTCGTAATAAATTATACGATACCGTTTGTATCGGCAGTGAAAATCTCAGCGAGTTTTGTAAATTGTTATTTAAAAAGATCGCAATAAAGACACATCCAGACAAACTACTGTCTTTAAGTGAAGATGAAAAAGAAAGAAAGAGCGAACTATTTAAGAAAGCAAGCAAGGCATTAAGCCAAAACAAATGGTTTATCCTTACTCAAGTTGCTGCGGAGTTAAAAATAGAAGTTCCAAAACCAGATCAACAGCAAGTAGAGTTACTACAAAAAGAGACAGAAACAATAAAAACACACATACAAGACATGGAAGAAACATACGCTTGGCACTTGTTCAACGAGGCAGACGAATCCAGAAGACGAACGTTAATGATGGTTTATCTAAAGAATTTTGGAATTGATGTGACGAAAGATCACAATTAAATCTAATTACTACACATATGGCATACAAAAAATTTAAAAGCAACGATTTATTTTACAACACACTGGAAATGTATCCTGACTGCAACTTTGTTGTTTACGATAGTAGTATTTACTTAAACAACCGGGGAGCCGTGACAGGAGCCTTTGTTAATAACGCTGGTGATGTCCCAACAGGTCACGTTAGTCTTTACGAACTAAACGTTGATCGTATCGATGGTAATAGAATTTATCCCCTCGTTAGCAAACAAGGAACACTAAGTTCTTTTAAAACAATAACTACATCAACATTTAATTCTGACTTTGCTTATGGTGATGAAATCACCGGCTCTTACCCTTTATCAGCCAGTATCGTTCACGAGTTTTTTGCTTCAACCGCGACATCGAGAACCGCCTCGGCTAACCATTTGAACTCTTTAAAAAATACTTTAGAATACTATCAGCCAATGAGCAACCACTATGCCTTCAGCGGCGCTCTGGGAGACAAGGGCACCCAGAATGTTAATCTTATTAGTATACCCTCTATTATTTTTGGATCACAGGTTAAAAAGGGAACTGTAGACCTTAAATTTTATGTTAGCGGAACTCTCATTGGACAACTGCAAGATCAAAACCGCGATGGCGAGCTTATCCAAGTTGGTCCTGTTGATAGCACAGGTTCAGGTTCGGTAGCTGGTGTTGTGCTTTATAACGAAGGCTTTGTTTTATTAACGGGCAGTTGGGAGTTAGCCAGCGGCGAATTCGCTGGCTTCCCCGGAGAAGCCTACACGGGTGCGGGAGTTGTAACACCAAAGTGGATTTACTTTGGAGCAGGGGCAAACGATGGGATTGCTAAGGGCACCATGATTTCTTCCAGTTTTGGCTTAGATTTCAAGGGCACAACCAAGACACAAACGATTACAATGTTGGCTCACGCCCAAAAGGGTGAGCTTAATCACTCAAACAACCCAACATTTATAGAACATGGTCAAACGCTAACCCCGATTACTAGTAGCAAGGGTTATGTCGAGAAATCTGATATAGCAATTAAAAACATTGTTTCTTCTTCTTATACGGATCCTGTCGCAGATTTTAAAAAAACAACATACATCTCTTCTATCGGAATTTATGACGAGAATAAAAACCTAATTGGTATTGCCAAGGTGGCTACACCAGTTAAAAAGACAGAAGATCGAGAATTTACATTCAAAATGAAATTGGATATATAGTGAAAATACTGGGACTTGATATAAGTTCCTCCAAGATAGGCATTGCACTTTTAGATAAAGAAGAAATAGTTATCAGCGAAGTGTTAAAATTTAAATCAAGCATGTCTTTGGAAGAACGCGCAGAAATATTTGAAAAGCGTATGCGACAAATAAACGATCATCATGTGGTCTACGATGTATTTGTGGAACAGCCCGCTATGATGTTTAGGGGCGGCAAGACAACAGCGTTCACAATGGCAACTCTCCAAAGATTTAACGGAATGACTTGTTATATAGCATATAAAGTTTTTGAAAGGGAGGCAGAGTTAGTCAATCCGCTCTCAGCCCGTTCAGTTCTCGGCATTAAAGTTCCGAGGGGCATACCTCCAAAAGACAAAAAAAGATTTATAATTGAACGAATGGCTGAAAGGTTTGATGGTAGTTTTAAATATGAGATGACTCGGCAACAAAATCCTCAACCTGGAACTGATGACCGCGCAGACGCATTAGTTGTTGCTTTGGCTGGTCCTTTAATATTTCACGAAGAATAAAAAATTCTTGACACTACAAGTTGCTTGTGTTATATTATGATAGTGTCAAAGAAGTTCAAAATAATCTCCGAGATCCTCGGCGACAGCTATCGTTCAAATGACGAACACTTGTTTAGATGTCCATATTGCAAACATCACAACAATAAAATGTCCGTCAATATAGAAAAGAATCTTTTCAAGTGCTGGATTTGTGAAACAACTTCGCGAGATATCCGCCGACTTGTTCGCCGTTTTGGAGACTTTAATCAGTTACAAGAATGGGATAAACTAACAAACCGCATCAATATCAACGAGTTTGATGATTTGTTTGTGGAGGATAGCAAAGATCCAGATGCTCCAAAATATCTTGGAATGCCCACTGGATTTGTTTCTTTAAGCAATGAAAGTTCATTATCCGCCTTACCTGCCTTGAATTATCTTAAAAGGCGTGATATAATAGAGAAAGATATCTTGTACTGGAAGATGGGCTATTGTATGGATGGAAGGTATGCGAAGCGAATTGTGATTCCTTCGTTTGACGAGGATGGAGAGTTAAACTATTTTGTAGCACGAAGCTTTTCTTCTGATAATTTAAAATACCTTAATCCTCCGTGTTCAAAAGATGTTATATTTAATGAACTTTATTTGGAGTGGGACACAGACTTGGTTATAACAGAGGGTGTATTTGACGCTGTGGTCGCAGGACCAAACGCAGTGCCGCTACTTGGCTCAACCCTCCGACCAAATTCTAAACTATTTATGAAGATAGTTCAAAACGACACGCCAGTGTTTCTGGCACTTGATCCAGACGCAGAAAAGAAAGAACAAAGAATTATAAAGCTTTTCTTGGGTTATGGATTGGAAGTATATAAAATAGATGTAGGCGGCTACGAGGACGTAGCTGAGATGGGAAAAGAAGAATTTTTGAGAAGAAAAGAAAAAGCTGTTCTGGTTCGAGAAACAGATTATCTACTTGAACAAGCAATAGCAAATATTTAAGAGGGGAAAAACTTGAATAAAACATATCGTCTTGCCCATTTGGCTGACACACATATAAAAAATCTAAAATATCATTATGAATATCGGATCATTTTTGATCAACTATATGATAAGCTGCGAAAAGAAAAGCCGGATTATATCGTTCATTGTGGTGATCTCGCTCACACGAAAACACAATTATCGCCAGAGTATTTTGAATTAGCGACAAGTTTCATTAAAAATCTGGCAGACATTGCTCCACTGATAATGATACCGGGCAATCATGATGGCAATTTAAAAAATAGCAGCCGTCAAGATGCCATCACACCCATCATACAAGCACTGGATCATTCAAATATCCATTTCTTTAAAAACTCTGGAGAATTCCACGCCACAGATGATCTGTGTTTTAATATCCTATCAGTATTTGATGAAGACAACTGGATTGATCCAACTGATACAAACAAGATCAATATTGCCCTTTACCACGGCTCTATCTCCAACTGCAAGACAGATATTGGTTGGGTGATGGAACACGGGGAACACGAGCTTACCATTTTTAAGAAGTTTGATTTTGGGCTCTTGGGCGATATTCATAAAGCACAATCGCTTGATTTTGAAGGGCGAGTAAGATACCCAGGCTCTACTGTTCAGCAAAACCATGGTGAAACAAACGACAAGGGCTTTGGTGTTTGGGACATTCAAGATAAAAATAATTTTACTTATCGTCATGTTGAGCTTCTTAACCCTAAGCCATTTGTCACCATTGAACTTACCCCGAAGGGAAAGATGCCAAAAGGGGCTCAAGTAGTTGAGGGCGCTCGTATCCGCCTTGTTTCAAACAACAACCTACCGCTTGACAAGATGAAGCGAGCCGTTGACATTGCTAAACATCGGTTTCAACCTGAGTCAATTACTTTTCTTAATCGTGCCACTGGCAAGAGAAGTAATCTTGAGCTATCTCAGGATGACTTTATCAAGGAGAACCTTCGTGATCTTTCTGTCCAAAAGCGACTTATTAAAGAATACCTTAAAGAATACGAAGTTGAAGATGAAGTTCTTGACCGAGTATTGTCTTTAAACAAAAAATATAATACCGCAGTTGAAGAAAATGAGGAAGTTGCCCGAAATATTAACTGGGAGCTAAAGTCTTTTGAATTTGATAATCTATTCAATTATGGCGAAGATAATAAAATAGATTTTGAAAACCTTACAGGTATCGTCGGCATCTTTGGAAAGAACTACTCAGGTAAGTCTAGCATCATTGACGCTGCCCTCTATACGCTGTTTAACTCTACTTCAAAAAATGAAAGGAAGAACCTTAACATTATTAATCAAAACAAGGACAGGGGGCAAGGTAGAGCATCTATTTGTATCGGTGATCGCCAATTTGTTATTGAACGCGAAAGCGAGAAGTATATTAAGAAATTAAAGGGAGAAGAAACCTTAGAAGCCAAGACAAATGTTGAATTCTACGAGGTTGACGCTGTTATGGATAAAGTTATAAGCCATAACGGATTATCCAGAAACGATACTGACACAAATATCCGAAAGATGCTTGGAACATTGGACGACTTTCTCCTTACTTCTATGGCTTCTCAGTTAGATTCTTTGGCTTTCATTAAAGAGGGTTCCGCCCGTCGCAAAGAAATACTTGCTAAGTTTCTTGATTTGGAAATCTTTGACAAAAAGTTCAAGATGGCGAAAGACGATGCTTCTGACTTAAGGGGCGCTCTGAAGCGGCTAGAAGGGCGTGAGTTTGAAACAGACATTGAGGACACAAGTATACAAATTAAAGAAAGCGAAGAAAGCATTGAGGAACACAAGCAACAATGCGAAACATATGAGAAACAAATTGAAGACAGCAGAAAATTATTAAACGAGATTGAAAATAAGATTACTTCTATTCCACTTGAAGTTATTGACATTGAGGCTGTAAGAGATACACTTAAAACAAAGAAAAACAATACTTATATTTTATCAAAACGAAATGAAGAAGCCTCACGGGAAAAAAGTGATAATATTGAACTTGCCGCCAAGCTTTCTAACTTTTTAAAAGATTATGATATTGAAAAGTTACACACCAAAAAAGCACAAGTAAACAATAAAACTTCAGAATATGAAACTTTGTTAAGTCTTCTTAAGAATAAAAACAAAGATGTTGATTCTTTTAGAAAGAAGGTCCAACTTCTTGAAGAAGTGCCATGCGGAGATAAGTTTCAGACTTGTAAGTTTATATGTGACGCCCATAAGGCAAAAGATACTTTGCCAGATATGGTTAGCAATATCACAGAGATCCGACAACAAAGTGTTGGTATATTAGAAGAAATTGACAATCTTGACGTTGATAAATTAAATAACTATTTAGAAAAATACAGTCTTTTAGTTGAAAAACAAAAACAAGTTAAACAAGAAATATCTGTTTCAGAATTAGAAATAGAAAACAACTTATCGAAGATAGAGATATATCGTCACGAGATACAAGATATCGAGAGTGAAATTGAAGTATACGAAAGCAATCGCGAAACAATAGAGAACCTTGAACAACTTCTTTCAAAGCGGAATGAATATGCCGCCTTTATCAGTCGCACAGAAAAGAGTTGTGATAAATGTAAACAAGAATTAAATGACTTATATAAATCCCACGGCTCTTATGAACAGAAACTACAAAACTTATCTGAGCAAAAAGAAGAACTTCAGGATCTAAGGGAGGATTATTCTGCCTATGATTTGTTTATGAGATGTATGCATAGTGGTGGGATTTCTTACGACATTATCAAAAAGAAGCTACCAGCCATTAATGAAGAGATTGCGAAGGTTCTGGCAAATATTGTTAACTTTGAAGTATTCTTTGAAGATGACGGCAAGCGACTGAATATTTATATTAAACATCCAAGTCACGAGCCTCGCTCAATTGAAATGGGATCGGGTGCGGAGAAAACGATTGCCTCAATGGCAATCCGTCTTTCTTTATTATCAGTTAGCAATCTCCCTTCTCCAAACATTTTTGTCCTCGACGAGCCAGCGACGGCATTAGATGCTGAAAATATGGATGGATTTGTTCGCATATTAGATATGGTTAAAAACTATTTCAAGACTGTAATTTTAATTACGCATCTTGACTCATTAAAAGATTGTGTTGATCACATCATTAATATTGACAAACAAGATGGCTTTGCATATGTCAACCAGTAGTTTAAAATATGTTATCCTGCCTTATGAGGGCAGTATAGAAAAACTGGTTGATGTTAGAAAAACAATCCCTCAAAACAAAATCAAGTATGAAGATATGCGTAAATTTCTTAATTATGTCTATTTATTAGAAGAGATTGCCTTGAGTGTTGGAGAACAAAATTACGACAAGGCAAACGAAGATTTAAAAAGTTTAAAAAATGGCGAGTTCGTAACTTTTAAAGCCACAATAAAAAAGGAAAATAAACATGAGTAAGCAAGCAGTATTGGACAAAGTAATGTCAAAGGCAATTTCTCGTAAATTGTTCACATTTTTAACGGCGACTGGGCTGATGCTTTGGTCGGATTTATCATCAGATACATGGGGCATGATTGCAATGTGCTACATCGGCACACAAGGCGCGGTTGATATTATGAAAACGTATAGGCACGGCGGATAGATGACTTGGTTAACTATACTTCTACACTATAGAAAAGCCTTGGTTTGGTGTAAGCACCACTGGAAAATACTTGCTATTGCCCTTTGGACACTTATAGTTTTTGTAATTGCTAGAAAAAATGTTGGAGCATATAAAAAGGTTCTTGACACTACAATTGACAGTTATAATAAAGAAGTTGAAGTTTTACAAAACTCGCATGATGCTGAATTAGAAAAAAGAAATGAAGTAATTCGTAAACATAGTGAATCAATTGATAGATTGGAAAAAGAATATTCTGGCTCAAAAGATGAATTAGATGTGCAAAAGCGTTCAAGATATCTTGAGCTTATCAGCTTATATAATTCAGATCCAGAGGGTGTCAATGAGATACTTGAAAGAGAGTTTGGTTTTAAGCATGTTGAATAAGCTAACGGCACAAATATTAAGCTTTACTTTACTTTTTCCTGCTACAATCTTTGCACAAGAAGTAGAAGAGCCAAAGTTTACACACTTAAAACAAGGTGAGTGTGCCCCATTTGATGGCACCCTTTTTAATCCACCGGCAACAGCACAGTTGATTACAGAGAACCGCTATGCTATGACAGAATGCGACCTAAGAGTCGAATATGAAATAAAGAAAACACAAGCAGAAATGAATTTACAATTAGAAACTCTTCAAATAAGTTATGAAGCTTTATCCGAAAAACACAATCTTTTAATGGATATCAAGAATAGCGAGATAAATACTTATAGAGAGATGGCTCTTGATCAGCCAAACAAAAACAACCATTGGTGGTTAGCGGGAGGAGTTGTTGTAGGAATCGGACTTTCTCTTGGAACTTTTTACGCCGCAGCCGAAATTTCAAAATGAGCAAAACAAATAAAGATCCAGATTACGCAATTAAGGTAGAAAAAGCAATTGCTGATAAATATGGCGTTGATACAATTCAACACCCAGCTAAAAACTGGAATCCACAAAAAGAAGAAAAATATTTGGAGCAAATCAAATTACTTAACCAAAAACTTGATAAAATATCAGAAAAACTTGAAAAAGTAGAAGTTCAGGGAGTTTTGATATCAAAAAAACTACTTAATAAAGATAGCAATAGGTCTTGTCCTGTGTGTAGCACATATTCTTTTGATACAAGAGACAATGTATACATGACAAAATATACTTGTTGTCGTAAATGTTACTTTCAATGGGTCGAAGGAAGAGAAGAACGTTGGACGACCGGATGGCGTCCCAACGAAGGAGAAAATAAATAATGGCTTCAGTTTTAGACATCGTTAGAGGAATTTCACAAGCAGCCGCAAATGCTTATGATGGTTCACAGGACGAAAAATATTCTCTTGACGGAGAAGAAAGAAAGATCGGATTAAAAAGAGAAGAGGGCGATCCTATCACAGACTCTCGTGTTATCGATGGTTTTGGTACTCGTGTTAGCGGAAATGTTTTAACTATCAGTTATCAGAGCGATATCAAGTTGAAAGAAGTATATGCAGGTGATATCGAGGCAGATGTTGACGATATGATTGAAAACGTCGCTAGTTTCCTCAAGAAAGAATTTAAAAAAGTTACAGGTGACGCATTGTCGCTATCCGCCGAGGGCGATTGTCAAGTTATTGTTCAAAACACTTCCAACGTTCGTGCTTTTGTTAACGGCACAAAAAATTATAAGATTGGAAACTTGGATGGAGTTGTCGCTGTAGGCGAGCCGTCCGAAGATCGTTTAGATAAATCAATTCGTGACTTTCTTGCCCTTGGTAAAAGCAAGTGATGATTGGATGTCGTTTGAACTCACTAAACAAGAAATATTAAAAGAGATATTAAAGAGCGGGAAAGATCCCGCTTACTTTATTAATAGTTATGCAAGAATTGCCCATCCGTTAGAGGGCTTGATTCCGTTTAAGCTATATCCATTCCAGCAAGAACTGCTAAGAGATTTCAACGATCACCGATTTAATGTTATTCTTAAGGCACGACAGTTGGGTATCTCAACCACAACGGCTGCTTATGTTGCGTGGATGATGATGTTTCATCGCAATAAGAATATTCTTGTTATTGCAACCAAGTTTCAGACAGCCGGAAACCTTGTAAAAAAGGTAAAACATATTATTAAAAACCTGCCTCCTTGGATGCAAATAGCAAATATAACAATCGACAACAGAGCTTCCTTTGTTTTGTCAAATGGTTCCGAAATTAAAGCCTCCTCCACATCGGGTGACGCCGGTCGTTCAGAAGCATTGTCCTTATTGGTTATCGATGAGGCTGCCCACGTTGAGGGGCTTGACGAGCTATGGACTGGTTTGTATCCTACACTATCAACAGGAGGTCGTTGTATTGCCCTCTCAACACCGAATGGTGTTGGAAACTGGTTCCACCAAACTTATGTGGACTCTGAAACAGATCAAAATGATTTCTACCCCACAACTCTTAAATGGGATGTACACCCAGATAGAGGCTTAGAGTGGTTTGAGAAAGAAACCAAGAATATGTCTCGCAGACAGGTGGCGCAAGAGTTAGAATGTAACTTCAATATGTCCGGTGAAACATTAATTCACCCAGACGATCTTGATTGGATAGAGGCTATGGTGAAAGAGCCAATGTATCGCACAGGCTTTGATCGCAACTTTTGGATTTGGGAAAAAGCAATAGAGGGTAACAACTATTTACTTTCAGCCGACGTTGCCCGAGGCGACGGCAAAGATAGTTCCACACTTCAAGTTTTAAAATTAGAAACAATGGAGGTGATTGCTGAATACCAAGGCAAACCGACTCCAGATGTGTTCGCTGATATGCTAAACAGTATTGGTAAAGAATATAACAATGGAATGATTGTTGTAGAAAATAACTCAGTTGGCTTCGCAGTATTAACAAAATTACGAGAACTGGGTTATAATAATATATACTTCTCAATCAAGTCTACTCACGAGTATGTTGAGCAAATCCAGGGAGAACATATGTCTAATGCCATTGCTGGATTTTCTACAACTTCAAAAACTCGTCCACTTATCATAGCAAAAATGGAAGAATTCATTAGAAATAAACTAATTACCTTATATTCGTCAAGAACTCTTAATGAGTTTAAGACTTTTATTTGGAACAATGGTCGTCCAGAAGCTATGAGAAGTTATAATGATGACTTAACAATGGCTCTTGCGATCGGTTGCTGGGTAAGAGATACGGCGTTTGAGGCAGGCAAAATGGAACAACAGTATAGAGAAGCATTTGTTAACTCTATGTTTGTAGCATCAACAAGGATCAATACTCAAATTAAGGGTCAAGAAGGTTTTGAAAATAATAAGAATGCAGACCTCGAAGATGAGAGACGAAATGCAATCCAAACAGCAAATCAATTCGGCTGGCTTTACAAAGGATAATATAAATGGCTAACAATAAAAAGAACCCAAAAAACCCAGAATCACCTTTGTTCCGACAACTGACCCGATTGTTGTCGGGACCACTTGTAAACTATAGAACGCAGACAAGTCGTAAGCTTTCTCGTGTTCAGTTGGATAAGTTTAAGTTTCAATCGGCTTCTGGGTTAAATTTTAAGAAATCCTCTTACAACCCCTTTGAGCAACTTAGCACTGCCATTATGGCAAATCAACTGCGTGCCGAGCGATACCAAGACTTTGAGCAAATGGAGTACACTCCAGAGATTGCCTCTGCTCTTGACATTTATGCCGATGAAATGACAACATCATCAGACTTGCAGCCACTACTTTCTATCAAGTGCCCCAATGAAGAGATCAAGGCAGTACTTAATGAGCTTTATCATACTGTACTTAACGTTGATTTTAATCTCTTTGGTTGGTGCCGCACAATGTGCAAATATGGAGATTTCTTTTTATATCTTGACATTGACGAGCGCCTCGGCATTCAGTCAACTGTTGGATTGCCCACTCAAGAAATTGAGCGCCTTGAAGGCGAAGACAAGACTAATCCAAAATATATTCAGTTTCAGTGGAACTCAGGTGGTTTAACTTTTGAAAACTTCCAAATTGGACATTTCAGAATTTTAGGAAATGATAAATATGCTCCATATGGAACTTCTATTCTTGAGCCCGCACGAAGAATTTTCCGTCAGTTGATTCTTTTAGAAGACGCAATGATGGCATATCGTATTGTTCGTTCTCCTGAGCGTCGTGTTTTCTACATTGATGTTGGAAACGTCCCGCCTAACGATGTTGAGCAATATATGCAAAAAGTCATGACACAAATGAAACGCAATCAGGTGGTCGATACCAATACTGGTCGTGTGGATCTTCGCTATAACCCAATGAGTGTTGAAGAAGATTATTTTATTCCAGTTCGTGGAGGCGTTTCATCCGAGGTCAAGTCTTTACCCGGCGGTGCTATGACGGGAGATATTGACGATGTTAGATATTTAAGAGACAAGCTGTTTGCTGCCCTTAAGGTTCCCGCATCTTATTTATCACAAGCCGAAGGTGCCGACGAGGACAAAACAACCCTTGCGCAAAAAGACGTTCGCTTCGCCAGAACAATCCAAAGGTTGCAAAGATCTATTGTTACAGAGTTAGAAAAGGTTGGAATTATTCACCTTTATACTCTTGGATACAAGGGTGCCGATCTTATTAGTTTTAAATTATCTTTGAACAACCCCTCGAAAATCGCAGAGCTTCAAGAGCTTGAGCATTGGAAAACTAAGTTTGATATCGCAGGCGCGGCTACTGATGGCTTCTTTAGTCGTCGTTGGGTTGCCGACCATATCTTCAATCTTTCCGAAGAAGAATTTATCCGTAATCAGCGAGAGATGTTCTTTGACCGACGCCTTGATGCTGAACTTGAAGGTGTTGCTACCGCTGTTGAAAATGCAGCCGGAGGCGGCGCGGGTGACCTCGGCGGTGATCTTGATTCAGAACTTGGAGGTGGCGAAGACCTCTTGGGCGGAGATGATACCCTGGCAGCAGAAGAGCCAGCCGAGGAAGCCCCTGAAGAGGATACACTTCTCGCTTCCCCTGGTAAACGCGATGACCAAAGACGTAAGGGCAAAAGCGGACCAACAAAACGCCATCGTAGTAGTCGAGCAAGGGGTGTAGAAATTAACACTCCCCGCAAAAACAACCCCGGCGCAGTAGGATACGAAACAATGCACCATCTTTCTTCGGTTGGTGATGAGTTTAAAAAGGCTGGATTGTATCAGGAAGAACAGCCACCAGGCGATAATTTTGAAGAAAGAAGATTATTTGAGGTCAAACACGAAATCAAGAAACTAATTACGGAGCTAGATAATAGTAAATTAGGTGACATAAATGAAAAAAATAAAGCACAATAAAAAAAGAAATACCGCTTTTCTATACGAAGCTCTGATTCGTGAGATGACGAAAGCTGTTGTATCAAAGAACGAGAGAGTTAAAAAAACAATACTTAATATATTAAAAGAGTCTTTCTCTCCTAAGAATGTATTGTCTAAAGAATTAGAATTATATCGAACACTGCTTGAAACAGAAAAACTTAATTCTGTCACAGCGGAAAAGTTATTATATCAAGTTCGTGAAGCACATAACAACCTCGGCCAAGAAGCTATTTATAGTGCCCAAAGCTATGTGATCAACAGAGTTAACAAAGAATTAAGCCCTGACGTATTTAATAACTTTGTGCCAAACTATAAAAGTATCGCAACAGTTTCACAGCTTTTTGGAATGGACTCTAGCGCGGCTGGCATCAAAAGAGGTGTCCTCTTAGAACAAAACATTATTTCGAACCTAACCTCGAATGGAGAGCAAGAAACTATAAAAGAACTTAAACCAATTGACAATCTTGTATATAAGACATTCTCTGGTAAATTTAATGAAGTTTATGCAGAGGGCTTATTAGGTGAGCAAAAAGAATTATTAAATCGTTATATTTTTTCTTTTACTGACAACAGTGTTGACATAAAAATTTATCTTAATGAAGAGTTGGCAAGACTGCACACAGAACTTGACACCGCTTTGTTATCCGAGCACATTAAAGCAGACGAAACAATGATTAGCTCCACCAATTCTGTAATTTCAATGATTGAAGACTTTAGAAATCAACCAGTTGATAAGACACTTATAGAAAGTGTTTTAAAAATTCAGAACTTAGTTCATGAGATTAAATCGTAATGAGCATTAAAGTAACCATTCCTCACATTAAGGACAAGATTGGTATCAAAGAAGATATCAAGTTAACTATCCGCAAGACACTTGGAAATCAGCTTGTTGTTGAGGACCACCCTGATGTTGATATTGTTATTTACCCCGAGAGTAATAAGATTCTTGCCCTCGCCAAACATATCACTAATGAAGAAGTGTATGATACTCAGGACAGATTTTTCTTATTATTAAGAACTGAAGGGCTTATTGAGCCAGAAAGTGTTCGTTCTGGATATGTCTATGGCTCTATGGAAGCCCAAATGTTTCTAAACGAAGATATTGATATGGTGCAGGCTGCTCTTTTTAGTATAAATAAATTTATATTAGAAGAAGCTCCCTACTTTGAACACCTTGAAGAATTTGAGCGTGCTGTTGAAGACCATCTCACCGATCCTGAACCCGTGGATAGCACTACTCTCGGTGAAGTTCCGCAAGAGCCAGTTAAGGGATCAATCCGTCCAGGCTGGATCCGTGGTCCATATGGCATGAGTATCATGAACAGGACATAAAATGGATCTCTTATACTTTGTGTTAACCGCTTTTGGTTTAACGCAGATTTTAGTATATGGGTCTATATTTGATTCCATACGCCCTTCCAATGGTAAGTTGGGAGAATTGTTTCGTTGTTCAATGTGTCTTGGCTTCTGGGTCGGGGCGTTTTTATTTGGAATTAATGGGTATACAGAACTATTTACATTTGAGTATACTTTTGCCAATCTTTTTATATTAGGTTGGTTGTCATCTGGAACTTCATATGTATTAAGTATGATTTTTTGTGACAATGGAATACAGATAGGAGTAAATAATGGATAACTGGATAAGCAAGTGGATGCTTCAGCCTGTAAGACGCTGTTGTAAAGGATCCAAACCCGCGCAGGTAGCGCCTGCAAATGGAATTAATTATGAAAGATAAATTATTATTAACAGAATATTATGAACTGTGTCCTAACGGAAAGTGCGACGATCTTTTAACTGAAGAAGAAAAGCGTATGGTCCGTGAGGAAGGCGCGATGTTTTTAACTGGCGTTATGCAAAGATGCAACCATCGTAATGGCAATGGACGGATGTATTCTGAGCAAATTTTAAGACGAGAGGTTGACAACTATACCAAGCTTGTGCGTGAACGCAGAGCCCTTGGCGAATTAGATCATCCCGATTCGGGTGTAATTAACCTGGCTAATGCCTCGCACCTTGTAACGGAAATTTGGTGGGATGATGATGCCGTAATGGGTAAGGTGCAAATTCTTAATACACCGGCTGGAAAGATTCTTCGCTCCCTATGCGGCGACAACATTAAGCTTGGTATCTCTTCCCGAGGTATGGGATCTGTTCACGAAGCAAACGGAACAACGATTGTTGAAGATGATTTTCAATTAATTTGTTTTGACTTCGTATCTGAGCCCTCAACCACTGGTGCCTTTATGATGCAAGAAAATAAACAGCCTAATATTATTACAAAGGCGGACAAGATTAATAGAGCCCTTAACGATGTATTGAGGAAGAGATGAATAAATCGGAGCTTAAAAAGGCTTTAAGACCTTTAATAAAAGAATGTATTAAAGAAGTAATTTTTGAAGAAGGAGTGCTCTCCAATATTGTTTCAGAGGTAGCACAAGGTCTTGGCAAACAAACTTTGGTTGAGACAGTAACGGCTGACAAGCCCGCCGTCCGTCAGGAAGTTGATACCTCAAAACAAGAGCAGGCGAGAGTTAAACAAAAGCTACAGGAAACCAGAAAAAGAATGCTAGACGCTATTGGCACAGACTCCTATAACGGAGTTGATGTTTTTGCTGGAACAACTCCCACTTCTTCGCCGTCTGACAGCCAACAAGGAAGTCCATTAAATGGAGTAGATCCAGGCGATTCTGGTGTTGACATAAATAAACTTTTTGGAGGAACCAGTAGAAACTGGTCAGGGATGGTTAAATGAGTAAAGCAGTGAACATAGCGGTTAGACCTTTAAAGAAGTCTCGTGGTAAAGGCACCGACTCAGACGAGAGGATGATTCGTAGATTTACAAGAAAGGTGAAAAAGGCTGGAATTCTTGACGAAGTTAAGAAAAGAAGACATTTTAAAAAGCCATCTCAGGTGAAAAGAGAGGCGGCTGCTCGTAGAAAAAGAGAATTAGCCAAATTAGAAAGAAAAAAGAAATAATTACATACTAATTATATAGAAAATGGGAGTTTAATATATTATGGGTGCAGATCCTTTTAGCAAATACGGAGTTGGACTAAACAATGTCGGCTCATACCAAGTGGCTGGGACACCTTGGATTACTGGTTCCACGACACTGCCTGCGGGTCATGAAGTGGGATACGACTTCCCCATGGTGACAAAAACGTTTACAGTTATTAATAGAAGTAACGAAAATGTGAGAGTACATTTTAATTCAACTAGCTCCGGTGATGTTGTAGACGGACTACACTTTGTGGAACTTGATTCAAAAAATGATTCCTACACTTTTAACAACAAGTCAAAAGAAATATATATCTCAGCCCCCGCGACGAACGACGCCAATGCCTCTTTCACAGTTACGGCAGAATTGACACAAATTGAATCCGGCAGAATGTATGTGCTTACTGGGTCTGGATTAACAACAGTTGACAGAGATGCTCAGAAGGACCAGTGAGGATTTTAGATGAGTAAGTTTAGTAGATTCCAGCCGAGCCGTGCGGTCATTGTGAGCGCCGGAGCAGCAGCAGGCGCAGGAGTTAGCGAAGGTGCAGACGGATCCGGTGCGGTAGTTTCTGCAATTGTTAGTGAACTTAGTAATGAGATTATTACAACCTTACAGGTTGACATACACGGATTGAATTGTGCCACCGGAGCGAGCAAAGTAATAGGAAACGCCAGCGCAGCCGCAAATGCATACCTAATACAATTGGATCCAGATGTCAATGGCGTAATTTATAAAGCAGAAATGGGTTGTGTGGAAATGCCCGGAAGCGGCGGTACTGTTCTCACCGATATTGATCTTGTTGTTAGCACAGCCGCATTAGCGGCTCAAGCCGATGCTTCTGCTGCTGCAAACTATAAAGCCTTTGTGACAGCCGGAGGTAACTTCAGCCCAGGTGTGCTCAGAAGAAGCACAGCCGGTGCCGCATTAGATTCTGATGTCGGTGGCAGCGATTATTATTTATACGTTGTTAATGGCGCTGGTGGAACAAGCACAGGTGAGTATAATGCCGGACAATTTATAATCAAGTTGTATGGGGCTAAGACCTTCTAATAACTATTTACAATGTAAAAGTATATTATAGGAGCACCATCTAATGGGTGAATTTACCTGGGAGTATATCGACAGCGATGCGTATATAACTGCTAGTGGTCCAACAGGCTCCGTTCAGTTTAGGGCTGGAGACGAACTCAGCCTGTCTAAAATAAGCGGAAGTTCAAGATTAACTTACAATACAAGTTCAAATTTTTTAGAATTCCAAGGCGATCTTAATGTTACAGGAAATGTTCACGCCGATGGTGCCCGAACCGAGTTATCGTCCAGCAACTTAATTATTACAGATCCCGTCTTTGGTCTTGGTTTTGGCACAGGTAGTGTTCAAACTGGAACTTTGGGCGACCGAGGCTTTGTGTTCGGTCTTGCTGGCAATAATAACCAAGCTTTGATTTGGGATCAAACCTCTGGTTCTTTTCTTATGGGAAAGATAGGAGCAACAGGTCCAACAGAAACAGCTTACGATATGCCACCTGTCTACCTTGGTATACTTAGATTGGGTGCTTTGCAGTTTATCCAAGACCTTTCAGGCTCCGGTGGTTTATTTGGACAGACCTTGGAAACAAGCGGCGATGCCTTAATCTCGGGTTCAATTAAAAATGGTTCATTTATTTCAAGTTCTGGTGAGGTGTACGGAACATCCTTAAGATCAAGTGGCAACTCTTCAGTTTCCGGCACGATGATTATTAGCGGCAATGTTCATATCGCCGATGATACAAGATTATATTTTGGAACCAATGAAGATACTTTCATTGAATATGCGACTGACGATGGCGTAGTTGATGCTTTAAGTATTTCAGGATCCATTTCCCGTGGAACAGAATTAAGTGGAACAGCAATCTTTGTTGACGCAGATACTATTACTACTGGTAGTCTCGCCGGACCTACAAGCCGCGTTGCTCTTTCCACTACTAGTAATATGATTCTAACCGGCGTCGTCGCGTTGACACCCGGCGGTGCAAATACTAATGTTCAGTTTAATGATGGTGGAACTGAAATGGGCGGCTCAAACAATTTTACTTTCACCGCGTTGAGCGGGCTTGTAAAAATTGTTGGCAATGTCTCTGGCTCAGGATTCGTTCATGCGAAAAATTTAAGCACCAGCGGCAAAGTTAATATAACCGGATCTCTTTCTGGTGCCGCTGAATTATTTGGTGGAGCATTAAGAACCAGCGGTCAACTTGATGCCACTGGCTCTATCACAAATAAATCCTTTGTCTCAAGTTCTGGCGAAGTGTTCGGCGCTTCACTAAGAACAAGCGGAGTCATTCTTGCTACTGGAAGTGTCACCTCCCCGGAAATCACTTCAACCGGAGCTTCAAGTCTGGGCTCTTTAAGTGTCGGCGACCTTTCAGGTTCAGCCCGCTTATTTGGTCAAGGAATTGAAACCAGCGGTCATCTTGCTGTTACAGGTTCAATTAGAAACGGCTCTTTTATATCAAGTTCCAATGAAATATATGGAACAAGCCTTAGATCGAGTGGGGGTGTACAAGTTACCGGAGCTATTAGAAATGGATCTTTTATCTCAAGCTCTGGCGAGATCTTTGGAGCAGCCCTTCGAACAAGCTCAGAACTAAGAACTAGTGGATCCATTAAAAGTATTTCTGTTATATCAAGCTCCAATGAAGTTCGTGGAGGCAGTCTTGGAACTAGTGGCGATGTGCTTGTCACAGGGTCTATTGAAGCCCAACAAACCGGAGGCCCCTTCGTCTTCGTGACATCCTTTATCTCAAGCTCTGGCGAGATCTTTGGCTCATCATTGAGAACAAGTAAACTTCTTTCTGTTTCAGGCTCTACAGTTCTTAAAGGTGAGACAAGAATATTAGACGATCTTGTTGTAGAAGATGACGTAATGTTAACTGGCTCTCTTACTGTGATGAGTGGAGCAATTCTTGCTACTACAAAAAAGGTATTTGAAACAGATGGAGAAGATGGGGCAATACTCCAAGGTCGCACACGAGGTAAGTTTATACAACTTTTTCCATCTAATACTTTAATGTCAAGTACAAGTCAAGCCAATGCTGGTCGCTTCATAAGTCTTAACCAAGGATCCCAGTCCGGGGTTGCAGCAACGATCTCTTGGAAAAACGTTCTTCTCATGCCCTTCTCTGGCAGAATGATAAAACTTGTCTATAGGATGGGCTCTACAAATGGACTTTCTGATCAAAGCCCAATGCGTATGGAATTTTATGTTGGAAATGCTGCTCCCCCCGGCTCCAATGCTGAAAACGCAAGCACAGCAGCAATGATTGGCCAAGCCACAGCTAGTGCCAAAGATCCTGCTGATGGTGGAGTTTCTTCCTTAGATGTAGTTGGAGAAATTGATGTTACTGACCCATATCAAACAACAGGTAGTTTTGCTTTTGGCACCGGGTCACACATTGCAATAAAGCTTCTCACTGCTGGTTCTACAAGACCGGGAGATTGTCTGATCACTGCTGTAATGGAACTTGATACGGGCGATCTATATGTTAGTGGTTCTGGCAATTAATGTTATCTGGTGTTTATGTTTGATGTATATCTATTTATATTGTAAAAAGCATATGATAGGGAGTTTTTTCTAATGGGCGGCGAGTTTTCATGGGTCTATATTGACAGAGACACATATATGTCCGCTAGCGGTCCAACCGGCTCTATTCAATTTAGGACCGGCGATGAAACCATTGATGGGTTCAAATATACCACATTAACTGGAAGCTCCAGATTTGTGTATGTTACAAGTTCTAATTCTTTACAATTCCATGGCGATGTCAATATCACAGGAAACTTGAATATTGACGGCAGTCTTATATCCCTATCGTCCAGCAATTTAATTATTCAAGACCCAGCAATTGGTCTTGCTTTCGGCACCGGCAGCGCTCACACAGGAGCAGTAGGTGATCGTGGGTTTGTCTTTGGTCTTGCTGGTAATAATAACCAAGCTTTGATTTGGGATCAAACCTCTGGAAGCTTTATTCTTGGTAAAACGGGAGCAACGGGTCCAACAGAAACAGTCTTTGACATTCCTTTTGCAGATTATAGCACTCTTAAATTATCTAAATTACAATTTATCCAAGACCTTTCTGGGTCTGGTCGTCTGTTTGGTACTGGGATTGAGACAAGTGGGCATCTTGGAGCTTCAGGGTCCATTAAAAACGGGTCTTTCGTTTCAAGCTCAGGAGAGATTTATGGAACGAATTTGCGTACAAGTGGACAAACTGCTTTATCTGGTACATTAATTACTAGTGGGAATGTTCATCTTGGTGATATCAAAAAGTTATATTTTGGAGCAAATGAACTTGCCCTTATCGAGTACGACGAGGGAGCCAGAGATGTTTTAGTTATTTCTGGTTCTCTCGCTCGCGGTATTGAAATAAGTGGCTCTGCGATATTTGTTGATGCCCTAAGTGTTACAAGTGGAAACATTGCTGGTCCAAATAGTTATATCTCTTTAGCCAGCGATGGGAAGCTTGTGTTGGCAGATGCCGACACAGGGGAACCAGGCGGCAACAATACTAATATTCAATTTAATAATGGAGGAGCCTTTGGCGGCACAGATGCCTTTACCGTTCAAAACATGCTTGGAGGGGCTGGTGGAACATATGTAAAGCTCACTGGGTCAATCTCAGGGTCGGGCGAAGTCAAAGCGGGAAGCCTAAGCACCAGTGGACAACTTACTTTAACTGGATCCTTGTCTAGTTCTGGTGAGATTTTTGGCACGGCTTTGATAACAAGCGACACCATCCAAGTTAGTGGGGCAGTCAAAAATAAAGCCTTCATCTCAAGTTCCGGTGAAATCTTTGCCACTAACGGCTTAAGGACGAGCGGCGTAATCGCAGCAACCGGAGCACTGACCGCCGGTCCCATTCTCTCGGCTGGGGCTACAAGTATGGGAACCTTGAGTGTTGGTGATCTTTCAGGCTCAGCCCGCCTTTTTGGTCAAGGAATTGAGACGAGTGGACACCTTGGAGTTTCAGGCTCAATTTTTAACGGCTCTTTTATATCAAGCTCTGGTGAGATCTTTGGAGCAGCACTAAGAACAAGTGCTGGGGTAAATGTCTCAGGAGCTATTAGAAATAATACTATTATTTCAAGCTCAGCGGAAGTCTCCGGCGATTCGCTACGAACTAGTGGTATTACATTAGTTACCGGCTCTATCAAGACATTATCTTTTATATCAAGTTCAGCAACGGTCTTTGGGCAGAGTTTAGTAACCAGTGGAGAACTTCTTGCATCAGGCTCAGTTAAAAATAGTTCTTTCATATCCGCCTCTGGTGAGGTATTTGCCGCAGGCGGGCTAAGAACAAGTGGACCACTGTCTGTTACTGGCTCTACTGTTCTTAAAGATGAAACCTTAATACAAGACGATCTTGTTGTAGAAGACTCCGTAAGGTTAACTGGCTCTCTTACTGTGATGAGTGGAGCGGTCCCAGTTTTTGAAACCGATGGCGAGGAACACGATGGCACTGGTGTGCTTCAGGGTCGTTCCCGAGGTAGGTTCTTACAAATGCAATCTTTCGCTTGGCCGCTCACAAACACAAGCCAAGCGGCGGCTGGAAGATTTTTACCTATGTCTAATAATTCATATGGAACGGTCGCATCCTCCACGAGCATTCAAAGTACCGCTGTCCAACCATTTGCTGGTAGATTAGTAAAGGTTATTTATAAGTTTCCCGGTACCACTGACGGAACACCCCCTCAGTTACAATTTTGGGCAGGACATGTTAATGAACAAAACGGAGTGCCCGTTGGCGATCTTGATGGTGGTGGCACCACTAGTTTTATTATACAAGCTCAAGCCACAGCCAGCACCCACCCCGGCGTTTCCATTGTTGGAGCGTTTGATCTTACAAGCACTTTCCAAGCAACAGGCAGTTTTTCTTTTGGCACAGGATCTTTAGTTGCTATCGAAATATTAATACCAGGCGGTTCGAGCCACATGGGATATGCGAATGTCACAACTGTATTTGAATATGATACGTTTAACGAATATTTTACTGGATCTGGTAATTAGAATATGCATTTAAGGAATTTAATTTAATGGCTAACTATAAATGGACATATATCGACGGCGATGTATTCATGTCGGGTAGTGGTCCAACCGGCTCTATTCAATATAGGGCAGGCGATGAAAATAATTCAACAAGAATAATAGGAAGTTCTAAACTTGTTTATGCCACCAGTTCTAACGCTATAGAGTTTGAGGGTGATATCAACATCACAGGAAATCTTTTTGTTGATGGTGACACCACATCAATATCTTCTAGTAATTTAGTGATTAAAGACCCTGTAATTGGAATTGGGTTTGGAACGGCAAGTGCTCACACAGGTGCTGTAGGTGATCGTGGGTTTGTTTTTGGTCTTGCTGGCAATAATAACCAAGCTTTGATTTGGGATCATAGTTCTGGCTCCTTTGTACTTGGAAAGGTAGGAGCAACAGGTCCAACACAAACAGCTTACAATATTCCATTTGGCGACCTTGGCACACTTAGATTGGGCTCTTTGCGCGTCGGCGATCTTTCAGGCTCAGGGCGTCTGTTTGGCACTGGGATTGAGACAAGTGGACATCTTGCAGCTTCAGGAACAATCAGCAACAATTCTATTATATCAAGTTCGGGAGAGATCTTCTCAGCAGGCGGACTAAGGACCAGTGGGCAAGCTTCATTATCTGGCACCTTAATTGTTAGTGGCAACGTCCACATCGGCGATGATAAAAAGCTCTATCTTGGAGTTAATGAAGATGTCTTTATCCAATATGACGAAACGGGCAGAGATGTTTTAGTTATTTCTGGCTCTGCTACTCGCGGAATTGAATTAAGCGGCTCAGCAATTTTTGTAGATGCTAACACTATTGTAAGCGGCAATATGGCGGGACCAAACAGTTATCTTTCAATTGATACTGATGGCAAGTTTGTATTAACAGGCACATTAGATGCAGACGCAGGCGGCACCGATCAGCATATTCAGTTTAATGAGTCAGATGCGTTCGGAGGCAGCGCCAATTTTCTTTGGGATGACACAAATGTAAGGGTGATTGGACATGTTTCAGGCTCGGGAAACATTCACGCAGGTAATATAATTACCAGTGGCGATTTTGATATAACTGGTTCATTATCTGGATCTAGTGAACTTTTCGGAACTTCTTTGGCAACAAGTCAGTTTGTCCAAGCCAGTGGAGCAATCAAAAATAAATCCTTTATCTCAAGCTCTGGTGAAGTCTTTGCTGTGGGTGGTTTAAGAACAAGTGGCGATATTATTGCCACTGGAACACTTGCCAGTGCAGGTATCACTTCGACTGGGGCTTCCAATATGGGGGCTTTAAGGGTTGGTGATCTTTCAGGCTCAGGGCGTCTCTTTGGCAAAGGAATTGAAACCAGCGGTCATCTTGGTGTTTCAGGCTCAATTAGAAGCGGATTGATTGTTTCTTCCTCTGGTGAAGTATTTTCTGTTGGAGGTCTAAGGACAAGTGGCTTGCTCCAAGTTACTGGTACAATTAAAAACACCTCTTTCATATCAAGCTCTGGAGAGATCTTCGGCGCAGTCATAACAACCAGTGGACCCTTTCAAGCTAGCGGCTCTATAGAGAGTGAATATTTTATATCAAGCTCTGCTAATGTTTTTGGACAAACCTTAGAAACAAGCGGCGATGCAATAATATCGGGCAATATCAAAAATAAATCCTTTATCTCAAGTTCAGGCGAAGTGTTTGGTGGAAATCTTAGAACAAGTGGTGGGCTGTCTGTTACCGGATCTACACTTTTAAAAGACGAGACTTTAATACTAGACGATCTTGTTATAGAAGACGATGTAATCTTGACAGGTTCGCTTGTTGTAATGAGTGGAACTACCAAAGTTCTTGAAGTGGATGGAGAAGACCATGATGGCACGGGCGTCCTTTTGGGACGAACCCGAGGCAGGTTTACACAAAACTTTTATTCAAATATGCAGTACACCAGCCACGCTGCCGAAGCAATGGCATTTATAGCACTTAGTCAAAACGTTTATGGCAATAAATCTGCACAACAAACAATTAGTTATTCAAATGCGATGATTATGCCATACAGCGGCAGATTGGTTAAGTGTATGTTTAGAGTCGCTGAAAGCATGTCCGGCGCTTTCCCTAAATTACAATTTTGGGTAGGATCAATAAACGATGCTAATGGCACTGTCGCCACCGATGCTTGCACTATGATCGGTCAAAGCACTGCAAGTAGCAATCCGGGTCAAGATGTTGTTGGTTCTTTGGACCTAACTACACCGTTCCATACAACAGGAAGTTTTTCGTTTGGAACAGGATCAATAGTGGCAATAGAATTCGGCGGAGCAGGTGAAGACATAGACTACCTTCACTTCACAGCCGTATTTGAATTTAATACATTAGATGAGTTTATAACCGGCTCTGGTAACTAAACAATATTATCTGGCATTTAAGCTTTTACAACACTATTTATTTACGACTAAATATATTTTATGGAGTAATAATCTATGTCCACCTTGTTAGAACAAGCAATTGTCGATGCCGAGGCTTTGAAAGAAGCCGCAATGAAAAATGCGGAAGCTTCGATCATTGAAAAATATTCCTCTGAAGTGCGAGCCGCCGTTGACTCTCTTCTGGAACAAGAAGAAGAAGCTTTAGAAGAAGAATCTGAGGAAAGCCCAGTTATGGATGAAGTTCCTTATGCAGTCGAAGAGGGTGATGAACCCATTATGGTTCGACTAGATCTTGAGGCTTTAGAACGCGCTCTGGGAGAAGAAGAGGAAGTTGTTGAAGAAACTCACGAAGAACTCGCTGATACTCTTGAGGAAGAAATCGAGGAAGCTCTTGAGGCTGAAGGCGCTGACGGTGATGAAGACCTTGACATAAGTGAAGATCTCATCAATGCCTTGGCAGAAGAGCTTGCAGAAGAACTCAAGGTTGATTTAACCGTCCCAGACCAAGGTCTTGGTGGTCGTTCAACTCCAACGGCTAGAAATTTACAAGGACAGGAAGTTCAACTTGCTGCAATCAAAGACGACGAACTCGCAGAAGAGCACGAAGCTTTAGAGAAGGCAAGAGAAGAGGCTGGCATGTTCGCTGAACAAATTGAAGCCCTTACTTCAGAAAAGTCCAATTTAGAAAAAACAGTTTTACATCTTAAGGGGCGATTGGAAGAAATTAATCTTTCAAACGCTCGTTTACTTTATACAAATCGGGTGTTAAATAGCACCTCCTTGAATGAGCGACAAAAAACAAGAATTGTCGAGTCTATATCAAATGCCGATTCTGTAGAAGAGGCGAAGGTAATTTATGAAACCCTTCAAAGCGCAGTGGGAGAAACTAGAAATAGCAAATCTCCGCAATCACTTCACGAAGCAGTTCAAAGACCATCGCCAACACTCCCTCGTAAGAGAGGGGCAAAAGCTCAAAATTCGCATTTTGATAGAATGAGAGCATTAGCAGGCATAAATATAAAAGGAGATAATTAAAAATGTCCGTATTAGATAAATTAACAGAAGGTATCGTCGATAGAGATCTTTCGAAAGAAGGTGCAGCCCTCATGAATAAATGGGAACGCACTGGACTTCTTGAAGGTCTTGATAACGATCGTACCCGTAATAGCATGGCTCGTCTTTTAGAGAACCAAGCTAAGGAGCTTCTTCGTGAAAGTTCTTCAATGGCATCAGGTGATGTCGAAGGTTTCGCAGCAGTTGCTTTCCCAATCGTCCGTCGTGTATTCGGCGGCTTGATCGCAAACGATCTCGTTTCCGTTCAACCAATGAGCCTCCCAAGTGGACTCATTTTCTTCCTTGACTTTACAGTTTCTAACGATACTGGTCGTCGTCTTGGATATGATTCCGCCGAGTCACTTTATGGTGGTGGAGCAGTTGCCGCTCAGATTACTGGCGGTGTTGCCCTTACAGGTAATGATGCAGAGTCTTCGTTCTACAACTTGAACAATAGTTACTCTTCACCAACTGGTTCTACAACTCACACCTTCTTGCCAGTTCTTTCTGGTACATTCGGTGGAGCTTCCACTGATAGACTCGGAAACGGAGCAATCGCAGGTCTTATGGACAAGATTTGTCGTTTCGACCCAGCACTTACTTCTGGTTCGACGGCTGTTCTTGTTGGTCAGCTTGCTGTGCCCTCACAGCTTAACAAGGACGATCTTGTTGGCGTTGAGCTTCAAACACACTTAGGTGTTGCAATTACTGGCTCTGAGGGTCTTCAATTGCGTCGTTTGACTGCTTATTCCGGTTCGCAGACGAACAATGGTTACTGGCAAGCAGGCGATCCAAAAAATCACCTTCTTTGTGTTATTGCTTCTGATACCAGAACAGTTGCACAATTGTCGGCATCTTTTGCTCACTCTCCAATGCAGGTTGAGTACCCACTCACTGATGACTTCATCGCTGGTGGTGTTGTCGGATCCGTAATTGGTGATGACCTGTGGGGTGCTGAGAATGCGGCTGCTGCTGTCAAGGCAACATCTGGTGTCATCCCAGAGATTGACATCAAGGTTGATTCTGTAAGTATTACAGCAATGACCAAGAAGCTTAAGGCTAAATGGACGCCAGAGTTGGGACAGGATCTTAATGCCTATCACAACCTCGACGCCGAAGTTGAGCTTACTAGTATTCTTTCTGAGCAGATTGCGCTTGAGATTGATAAGGAAATCCTTAACGATCTTGTTCGTGGTGCTACTGCCGGTAAATATTACTGGTCGCGTCACGCTGGTAAATTCGTAAACAGAACCACTGGTCAAGAAGTTGGTGCTACTACAGCAACACCTGACTTCACCGGAACTGTTTCCGAGTGGTATGAGACTCTTGTTGAGACAATCAACGATGTCTCGGCGCAAATCCATCGCAAGACACTCCGTGGCGGAGCTAACTTCATCGTCGTTGGACCTGAAGTTGCTAACGTCCTTGAGTTTACTGCCGGATTCCGTGCTAGTGTAACCGCAGACGCTGATCGCGGCACCGTTGGTGCTGTCAAGACCGGCGCTCTCTCTAAGAAGTGGGACGTTTATGTCGATCCTTACTTCCCTCGCAACGTCATTCTTGTCGGTCGCAAGGGTGGTTCCTTCTTGGAAAGTGGATACGTCTACGCACCATATGTGCCCCTGCAAGTCACTCCAACTATCTTTGGAACCGAAGACTTCGTGCCCCGCAAGGGAGTCATGACACGCTACGGTAAGAAGATGGTACGTCCTGACATGTATGGATTGGTCATCGTGCTTGACCTCGTTTAATACAATTAAACGAACGGTAGTCTAAAAGAATTCCCTCGTCATGAAAATGGCGGGGGTTTTCTTTATGTCGTCAACTAATTAAGGAGAGGAGAATTATATTTAATGGCAATACCCACTCTTACACCAGTTAGCACAGTTAGTGCTATTATCTTACCAGCAACAGGCTCTACAAGTTTTGTTGCCAGTAAATGTCCAATTGGCGTGTACACTGCCTCCGCTGACTTCTTGTCGGGAGCATCAGATCAAGTAGCCTATACATTTCAAAAGCTTGGCGGAGATATATTAGATATTGAGTTGACTACAGGCAGCGTCTATGCAGCCTATGAGGAAGCTGTATTAGAATATTCATATATTATTAATCTACATCAGTCCAAGAATGTGCTACCAGACTTTTTAGGTAGCACTACAGGGACATTTAATCATGATGGCGAATTACTCGATGGAGCGCTTTCTTCTAGTTTAAGTGGCACCCAGGTATCTCTCAAGTATCCTAAGTTTACATTTTCATATTCACAGAGAGTTTCTGAAGGGTTTTCAACACAAGCCGGACTTGGCGGAAACACAAGAATATATTCAGCTTCATTTAGGGCAACTGCCAGCGTTTCAGACTATGACCTACAATCAATCTTAAATAGCGCCAGTGTTAACAATGTTGATGTTGCAACCAGTGATGCTGTGCCATATAGTGGCTTAATTGATGGCAAAAAGATAATTATTGATAAGGTATTTTATAAAACTCCTCATGCTATGTGGAGGTTCTTCGGATATTACGGAGGACTTAATACCGTTGGAAACCTAGCCAATTATGGACAGTATGCTGACGATTCAACGTTCCAATTAATTCCAACTTGGCAAAATAAGGCTCAAGCTATGGCGTTTGAAGACTCTATCTATACAAGAAACTCCCATTATTCCTATGAGCTTAAGGATAATATGTTGAGGATTTTTCCATCACCAGTTAATAATAGTCCAGGCTATTTTTGGTTTAATTTTAGAATTGCTGAGAACCCTTGGACAGAAAGCTCTGGTTCAGTAAGCGGAGTAGAAGGTATTAATAATATGAATACAATACCTTTCTCCAACATTCCATATCAAAATATTAACGCAATTGGTAAACAGTGGATTCGCAGGTTTGCTCTTGCCCTATGTAAAGAGACTTTAGGACAAGTACGTTCAAAATTTGCCTCTGTGCCAATCCCTGGTGAATCAGTGACATTAAATGGTTCAGCATTAATCAGCGAGGGCAGAGAGCGACAGCAGGCGCTTAGGGAAGAACTTAAAGATACGCTTGACCAATTAACATACCAAGCATTGGCAGCAAAAGATGCCTCGATATCCGACTCTGTGAATACAATAAACAAAAATGTACCAGCAGGTGTATTTGTTGGATAAGGAAGGCTAACTAATGTCAGACGATAGTAAGTGGTCACAACCCGATCAGCCCCCACCCCCTTTGTTTCTGGGCGAGAAAGAACGCAACCTTGTTAAGCAAGTCAATGACGAACTTATCGAGAGAGTTGTTGGACAACAAGTTGTTTATTATCCTATTGATGATTCTATAACTCAATACAATGATCTTTATGGCGAGGCAGTAGAGAAGACATTCCTACCACCAGTTCGCGTCTATGCTCTTGTTGATTACCAAAGCACGGAAACAAAAGCAGATACAGTTGCTGGTATGGATAAAACAAATACTATTACAATATACTTTCACAAGCGTAGACTTATAGAAGACCAAGATTTATATGTCCGTGAAGGCGACTTTATATTATATGGCGATTATTATTACGAGATAGTCAGCACAGAATGGTCTAGACAATTGTTTGGTCAAATTGATCATACTTTTGAGATTGTTGCTACTTGCTATTATTCACGAGAGGGTTTGTTCGATGCCACCTGATAATCCAAGAAAACAAGATCTTGCTAACTTAAAAAACTTTGAGTTAATGCCTTCCACGATTGAGACAATTGATCGTGCCCTTTTTGATTATATTGATCAAGAGTTGGATGTTTTTTGCACCACAAACAAAGGCTTCAAAAAAGTGCCGTTTATCTGGTCCGGTGCTGAGAGAGCATACCAAATAAAACACAATAGAGAATTAAGAGATGTTAATGGTTGGCTAATCTATCCAATTATGAGTCTTGAAAGGACCGGCATCTCAAAAGATCTTTCCAAGCGTGGCGCTTATTATGCTGCTGTTAATAATCAGGGAGGCAACAAGGGTGGTTCAATGACTGTTGCCAGAGAGATAAAACAAGATAAAACAGCCAACTTTGCTAACGCAGATTCTAAACGACTTGTTTTAAACGCAGTGGGAACAAATCAAAACAACTTCCCACGACAAAATAAGAAAGTTGTCTATGAGACAATTACTGTGCCAATTCCAGTTTATCTTGAGGTCACTTATACGTTAACCGTAATGTCGGAATATCAACAACAAATAAATGAAATAATCACCCCATTTATGACTAAGACCGGCGCGGTCAATTACTTTGTTGTTGAAAGAGATAATCATAGGTTTGAGGTGTTTCTTGAATCAGATTATGGCTTAAATAATAACGCTTCTTCCTTGTTGGAAGATGCCCGAGGTTATGAGACTGTAATCAATTTTAGAGTCATCGGATATATTATGGGCGCAGACAAAAATGAAGAGCGTCCAAAGGTTGTTAGAAGGGAAAACGCAGTAGAAATAAAGCTGCCAAGAGAGCATGTTATTTTCGGAGATATCCCAGAACATCTACACATTAGCGGCAATGTTCCTTTTTATCGGGAGTAAAGGTTATATTTAGGACTTTCAGGTTTTTCTCAACTATTTATTTACGATAATAAGAATATTTTTTATTCCTTAGCACATATCGAAGAGCGACAAGGAGACACTTCATAATGTCAGTTAAATCTTTCAAGTTTATTTCACCAGGCATATTTATCAATGAGATTGATAATTCACAACTGCCTGCTGTAGCAGACGAAATGGGACCAGTGATTATTGGTAGAACAGAACGAGGACCAGCAATGCGTCCAGTTAAGGTTAACTCCTTTTCAGAATATGTTCAAACTTTTGGTAACCCAATCCCAGGCGGTCAGGGTGGCGATGTCTGGCGCGATGGTAACTATACCGCCCCAACATATGCCGCATTTGCTGCACAAGCTTACTTAAGAAATAGTAATGCTGTAACTATGGTTCGTCTTCTTGGCGGACAGAAAGCTGGTCTTTCCACCTCCGCCGCAGGACGCGCAGGTTGGGAAACTCAAAATGCCGCAGGAACAGCCCTTGTAAACACTGCTACGGGATCGACCAATGGCGGCGCATACGGGTTATTCATTTTCAACTCTGGTTCCAACGGGCTTGGCACCCTCCATTCGGGCACCCTCGCCGCAGTTTGGTATTTAAAAGGAGGCTCAATAGAGCTTTCAGGTACAGTTCGCGAAACTGCTCCTTTAGGTTTCAAAACAACAGGCTCCGCAATTTTAATTGAAGATTTAAACCTTTCCAGCGTTGCCGGTGCAAGCGCACACGAATATAAAGTTCTCATTAAAGACGGCGGAGGTGTGCTTCGAAAGGAGACAGCATTTAACTTTTCACGCTCTAGCGCAAAGTTCATTCGTAAGGTTTTCAATACAAACCCCACATTAACGAATCTCGATATTACAAGAGGTCCACAAACAGCGAGCTACTGGCTTGGTGAATCTTATGAAGGCACCGTCGCTGATAAGATTACCACTGACAATTCTTTTGCAGCAATCCTTGGATTGGATAGTGGTTCCTCCCCCGCCTCAGATTTCCGTTTTGGATTCCGATCCGCACAAACTCCTTGGTTTATCTCACAGGATCTCCAGTCTGCTTACGCAGGCTTCGTTGCAGACGCCCAGACGAAACTGTTTAAGTTTCACACACTTGATGCTGGCGAGGACGAACAAAAGAAAGTTAAAATCTCTATCTCTGGTATCAAAATATCCAGCAATTCTTCAGATCCTTATGGTTCGTTTAATGTTGAAATACGAGATGCTAGAGACAATGATAACGCTCCCATAATTTTAGAGCGATTCAGCAACGTAAATCTTAACCCTAATTCTCAAAAATACATTGCCAGAGTTATTGGTGATCAATTCCTTGTATGGGACGACACCGAACGCCGTCATCGTGTTTATGGAGATTATCTTAACGCATCTAACATTGTTCGTATTGAGATGAATGAGGATGTGGCTGCCGGTGCAACCGATGCAAGATTGCTTCCATTCGGCTCTTTCGGACCTGTGCGTTTCGCCAGTTGGGAGTATGCATCAGGTTCTGATGCTCCTGCTAATATATGGGCGAAAGGTTCCGGCAGTATTCCAAACGCAGCCGTTTACGGTGCTGTCACTGCCCCTGGATTCTTAGCAGTCTCCACTTCCTCTGTCCATGACCCTGCTGGTGAAGAGACTCAGTGGACTGGTTCGGTTTTTTACCCTGCTATCCCCCTTAGAGTTAGTGCTTCTGATGGAGATATTCCAGATCCAAAGAACGCATACTTCGGCATTGACACAACTCAGGCAAGCAACAACCGTTTTGAAGACAGCTATGCCGAACTTGTTAGAGCACTGCCCTCCGCAGTGGATTCTTTCGCCACCACTAACGGCACCGAATTTTCGTATGTGTTCACACTTGATGATATAAGAGCATTTCCGGCAGGAAGCAAGCGTGCTGTTTATACTTCAGGCTCACGAAATGCAGGAACCTCGTTCACCGCAACAAGCGGAAGTTATGAAGAAGTTCTTAATGCGGGCTACAATCGCTTTACCGTTCCATTACATGGTGGTTTCGATGGTTTAGATATCACCGAGAAAGAAGCCTTCAATAATACTAGAATGGGTTCCACTGATCCCGCAAGTTATACATATTATAGTGCCCGACGCGCTATTGATACAGTGGCCAGTCCAGAGAGTGTTGAATACAACTTAATGGCAATGCCAGGTGTTTACAAGGAAGCTATTACAGCCCACATGATTGAGGTTTGTGAAAGTAGAGGTGACGCATTAGCAGTGATTGATATTGATAGTGGATATGTCGCTCAAACCGAGAACACAGAATCTCAACAAACAAATGCGGGCTCTGTTTCGACAGCAGTCACCAATATGAGAAATCGTCAACTTAATACAAGTTATGGTTGCGCCTACTATCCTTGGGTCCAAATCCGCGACACTATTAGTGACAGCCTGCTTTTCGCTCCACCTTCTATTGTTGCTCTTGGAACATTCTCCAGCGCACAAAGAAGTTCAGAGCTTTGGTTTGCTCCAGCGGGCTTCACCCGTGGCGGTCTTACTGAAGGTTCGGCAGGACTTCCAGTCATTCAGACGCGCACCCGCTTGAATTCTAAAGAACGCGATGATCTTTATGAAGCAAACATTAACCCAATCGCAACATTCCCAGCAGAAGGAATTGTAATCTTCGGACAGAAGACACTTCAAGTTACCCCATCTGCTTTGGATAGAATTAATGTTCGTCGCTTGATGATCTATGTTAAAAAAGAAATCTCAAGAATATCGGCAAGACTATTGTTTGATCAAAACGTCCCTGCTACTTGGAACCGATTCTTAGGTGAGGTTGATCCTTTCCTTAGATCTGTCCAGTCCAGACTTGGATTAACTGATTACAAGGTTGTGCTTGACGAATCAACAACAACACCAGAATTGATTGATAGAAATGTTATGTATGCGAAAATCTTCTTAAAACCAGCCAGAGCAATTGAGTTTATCGCACTTGATTTTGTTATTACAAATACAGGCGCAGGTTTCGAGGATTAATAACTAAATGACTATATACTATACAAACAGGAGAAATAAGTAATGGCAGATAATTTTTGGCTTAATCCCAGCTTTGAGCCCAAAAGACAATTTAGATTTTTAATCGAATTGAGTATCGGAGGTCAGAACTTACAATTTCTTGCTAAGCAAGTCGATCGCCCCTCCTATACGATTAGCTCAAACCCCCATCAGTTTTTTAATCATACTTTCCACTACCCCGGTAGACTTACTTGGAATTCAATTAGTATGACCCTTGTGGACCCTGTTAGTCCCAATGCTTCTGAAATACTTTATAAGTATCTCGATTCAATTGGGATTGCCAAGCCCACAAGCCAAGCTACTGCAACCGCTACAACTATTACAAAATCCTCTGCGACCAATGGGCTTGCAAGATTGGTGATTAAAGAAATGGGGACAAAACCCGGTACTGCCGAGACAAAGGTAGAGGGCAACTGGACATTCTTGAATGCCTTCCTTACCGATGTTAACTTTGGATCGCATTCTTATGATTCAGAAGATATGGTGGAAGTTGTCATGACGGTCCAATACGACTGGGCAGAATACAGATTGGGCGACGATATCGCCTCTGGCACCTAAATAATTTTTTAAAAACTATTTAAATTATTATCTTAGATAAGTTATAATACATATAGACAAAAACAAAGAGGTGTAAATGTCTAGAAATAAACAGCGTTCAAAGGCTGCTGTGTCCTCGACTCCGACTGCTAATACTGGAGCCGATCTTACACAAGCTCCGCCGTCAACGCTCTCATACGTCACTCCAACTGAGTTTGTGGAACTTCCTTCTCGTGGTAAGTTTTATTCACCGGATCATCCCCTTCATGGAGAGGAGACAATTGAACTCCGTTACATGACGGCAAAGGACGAGGACATTTTAACTTCTCGCGCCCTTCTTAAGAACGGGCTAGCAATTGATCGCTTGTTAGAAGGTCTTGTTACTAATAAAGAAATTAATCCAAACAATCTTTTGATCGGAGATAAAAATGCTCTGCTCGTCGCCGCAAGGATTTCTGGCTATGGTGAGGATTATACTGTTGCAGTCAGTTGCCCTTCTTGTAACGCGAATAACGAACATAATTTTGACTTATCAGAACTTTCTTTAAACCACGGTGTCCAGCCAGATGAAGACAACACCAGCGGTGTAACCCAAACAGATAGAGGAACTTTTGTTGCGAAGCTTCCAAGAAGTAGTTATTCTGTCGAGTTCAGATTGTTGACAGGTGACGATGAAAATTATCTAGCAAAATCAGAAGCACAACTTGCTAAACATAATCTTCCAGATGCTTCGGCGACTACTCTTCTTAAGAGGTTATCTGTCTCTGTAAATGGTGTAACCGATGTTGGAGAGATTAATAACTTTATTGATAGTATGCCTGCTCAAGACGCTCGCCACCTTCGGGCTTGTGTTCAAATTGTAACTCCAAACGTTGATATGACACAGGACATTGAATGTTCCTCATGCGGTATTATAACTGAAATGGAGGTGCCGTTTACTTCGGAGTTTTTTTGGCCTCAATAGTGAGTATATGGCAAACGTTTATGAACAATTCTTTTACCTTCAATTTCACGGAGGTTGGAGCTTTATCGAAGCTTACAACCTACCTGTACAGCTAAGAAACTGGTTTGTACGCAGATTATCAAAGCATTTTGAAGACGAACGACAGGCAATAGATAATGAGCGAAAAAAGAATCGATAAACTAGGTTAACAAAAACGGGCATTTATTGCCCGTTTCTTTTTTTATAAAACTACTTATTAGAGATAAGTATACTTGGAGGTACATAACATGCAAGAATCAAACGACTTGGTTCCAATTGAAATCAACTTAAATGTAAGCAAACAAGGTCTTCTCAATGAGAGTTGGCTTGCTATGTTTGGTGGTGCTGTCGAGACGATCTTGGGTGCTATGTTTGGTGGTAAATCTGTTCCTGTTAATGTTTCAGGCACACCGAAACAAGTAAATTCATTTAACACGGCACTTGGTTCTGAAGCACGATACCTGAAGGCTATGAAGCGTCACGGGTTACAAGATCCAAAAGTTCTAAGCGATAAAACAAAGCTTGATCGAGCCATTAGAAACTTTGAGCGAGAAACAGGCATTGTTTGGCCATTCAAATAGGGAGTAACTAAGAGTGGCACCACCATCAGATGAAGAAACAAAAAAAGCTGGAATGCTTGGAGAGCTTGAGACTCGGGCAAAAGAACTAGAGGACATTGATCCAGCAGCGGCAGCCCAACTGAAGGGGATGATATCTGCATTAAAAGATTCAAAAATTTCAGCGGAAGAAGCCGGTGAAGCGCTCGCCGATTTAAATAGAATCATTAGAGAAACTGCTGACTCAGGAAGGGATTTCGACCGCGCCCTTCAACGCTCAATAAAAACATTCACAGGTGTAACCGACGCCTCCAACACCCTTATGGGTTCTTTTGTCAATATGGCAAAGGAACAAAAAACCCTTGGCGGTATTTTTGACGAAACTAAGAAAAGTTTTGATAAAGCGGTATCAGGTCACAAAATTGGTATTTCTGTAGCTCGAAAGCTTGTGGAAGGAACAATACTGCTCGCAAAGGCGAATGATTCAGCCATGGCTTCCTTCAATGGTGCCACAGGTGCCGGAGGTCGTTTCAATAAGCAGATAATTGAATTAGAAAAAGAAAATAGAAAATTTGGTATTGGTGCCACCGAATCCGCCGCCGCTCTAAAAACTTTGATTGGAGGTCTTTCAGGCTTCGGGCTAATGGCTAAAGACACCCAAACTGCATTAGCAGATGAAGTTGCCGAGTTGCAAAAATTAGGGGCTGCTGGTGCAGACACCAGTGGCGTCTTCCAAAGTGTAACAAAAACATTTGGAATGACCACAGACGCTGCCAAGCGTTTGACCCAACAGGCAGAAACCTTAGCTCAACAGCTTGGTATCTCTGTAGGTCAAGTAATCGGCGATTTAAACAAAGCGCTGCCACAACTTGCAGTATTGTCCGGCGACGAAGTTTCAGGCGCATTCAAAAGATTATCAGAACAAGCAATAGAAACAGGATTATCTATTGACACTCTAACAAGCATTGCCGATAAATTTATGACATTTGAATCAGCAAGTAAAGCAGCGGGAAATCTTAACGCTGTTCTCGGCACGCAAATTTTTGATACAATGGGACTGCTTGAAGCTCAACTCGAAGGACCACAAGCTTTCATTGACAAACTTAGAACAGACCTTCAAGCATCTGTTGGAGATTTTGATTCACTAACGGTCTTCCAGAAACAATCAATCGCGAATGCTTCTGGAATGTCTGTTATTGAAGTAAGAAACTTAGTGAATGCCAAGGCACTATCAGCGGAAGAGAAAAAGCAAGCAAAGTCAAGAGAAGACAATCTCACAGCAACAATGGATTTAATGGCTGAGCTTAAAGCACTTGGAGCAGAATTGACTGTTGCATTCTCGCCTGTTATCAAAGGACTTAAAATTGTTCTCAGTAAAATAGCAAGCATGCTTGAACTGTTCAGAAAAGTGGGGGAAAAGATACCTCTTCTATCAAAAGGGCTTGGAGGAGGAATTGGAACGGTCGCTGGTGCCGCAGTCGCAGCTAAAGGTGGAAAATGGGCGGCAAATAAGGTATCTTCAGCGCTTGGCTGGGGCGGCGGCAAGCTTGGCACCAAAGACAACCCAATGTTTACACAAGATGTGAACGACAAAGGCGACGGCGACGGCGACGATTCGGCGAAAAAAGGTTTGATGAAGTCAATTGGTGATCGGCTCAAAAAAACTAAACTTGGGCAAAAGGCGACCAGCATAGCTGACAAGGTTAAAGGTCTTGTGCCCAAAGGAGGGGGAGGAGGGTTCTTCGGCGGAATGAAAAACATGTTCAAGGGCGCAGCTAAGAGATTTGGTCCAAAATCACTTGTAAAACTCGGAGGAAGACTTGTTCCAGGGGTTGGTACAGCAATGTTGGCTTATGACGCGATGCAACTCGGAAGAAGATTTCTCAATAACGGATCAGACAGCACAGACGGCAACCCATATGTAGTTGGCGATGATCCGGGCAACCCCCGCGCAAAACCAGAGCTTGTCGTGCCACCACCCGGATCTGCTGTTATAAACAATTCAATATTGAAAGCCGCCGTTCGACAAAACACAGGCGGTCAAGCAAATCAGGAAATTCTTACCGCTATAAAGGCTTTGGCTGATCGCAAGATCGAAGTAACGAATAATGTGCAACCAGTTATGCTTAAGCGAACCTTCGAAGATGGACTCACCGACTCCACCGGAGCCCCTCGGGGCACATTAAGGGCTTAAATGACCACACCATATTCAAGACCTATCTATATTGATGCTGTTGGTGTCGGCGGCTTTGCTGCCGCAAGAGGATACATCCTTACCTTTACTCATGTTGAAACGGGTCATTCTGTTTCTTTTCCCGCTGCCATTCAAAATTTTAGTGATACTCACACTGCCGAAATAAGTGATAAAATGTTTTCTGATAGGATGGATCCATTAATTTCACAAGCTACCACCGGCAGAAAGATCAGTTTAGCCTTTAAAGTTCTTAACGCTTCTGTGGAAGAAGCAAGGCATAATGAGCAAAGCATTAATATGTTGATACAGATGATGTATCCAAAATTGCGAAATAACGGTAAGGTTTCAATAGGGTCTTTTATAAAGATTGGCGGATTTAATATGCTTAAGGATAGCCCAACTGAAAAAAGTGCTATATGTTTAGTTAATAAAATAAATTATAGCTTAAATATCGATGAAGGATTTATCACTCCCAATACCGAAGAATGCCACCCTATTTCTATAACAATTAATATTAGTGCTGAAGCAATTCTTCCAGATGTTCCCAAAGACAGCCCTTCTCCAATTCCAACCAACTACCCAAGCTATTGATAGGTAAAAAATGAGTTATCAATTTTCAGATGTTAAAACCCTTGGAGACAAAAGTTATTTTGGATTATCTATTAGTAATGCAGAAGGGAAGTTCGCGCCATTCTCAAGATATGTATTTTTAACAGATTATGCTGAAGACTTTGAAGCAGTGTGGTCAATAGAACCAGGCGGCAATGGTCGCATAGACAAAGATTATAGTTATGTTTCCACAAATAGAAAAGCAAATCTATCATTTAATCTACCTGCTAAAAATGTAGCGGAAGCCAAAGAAAACTTAGATTTTTGTTCAAAACTAGCCAAGACTGTTTACGGAAGCTATTCAAGAGAGGACGAATTAACTATTTTTGGAAATAGTAGGTATCGATATAATGGTGCCAACATAGAAAATAAAGTTAAATTTGGAAACCTTATACGAAACGAGTTTTGTTTTTTTACAGATTTTTCCTTTACTCCAAATATAGATGCCGGTGTGTTTGAATACAATGGACAAGAAGTTGGCTTAGTTGGTCCGAATGGAGGTCCGCCAAGAACAGTCGGGGAAACACAGACATCACACTTCTCAAATGACAAAGGACCAGATGGATTGATATCCGAAACCGGCTATGTTTACCACGACAATAAAGGCGATGTTTACCCAAGAGAAGTAAGTGTTACTATTTCTGTTATTATTTTACACAATTATCCGCTTGGCTTCGGCGGACCTCGCCGCCCAGGAAAACCACTTAAGTGGGCAGAGAACAAAAACAGAGATTGGCCACACGGCACAGGTCCAACTTATCCTGTTCCATCATATATGGAATCAAATCCTGTCCAGAATCACCCCGAAGAAGCCCAAGACTCTCCTCTGCTTGATGAGCGTGAAGTACTTGGTAGAAAATATACGCTTGATGAAAATGGAGTTATAACTTGGGATTAAGGAAGATGACTAAAAGAACATATTAAACAAAATAAAGTTTATAAACTATTTATAAGGTAGCACAATGGCATATATCGATACAAAAAGAAGACGAAAAAGATTTATATTTACAAACGATAAAGGTTTGTATGAGGATATCTTACGCCGTAAAAAAATAAGAAATATCAGACAATTCTCTACCCTGAATCTTTCAAGCCTAAGAAATCTCAGAACAACAAATAACATAAACGAAGTAACTCATATTTGGAAAACAGGCGATAGATATTACAAATTGGCAAATCAATATTATGGAAGACCAGAATTGTGGTGGGTAATTGCACTCTATAATCAAAAGCCAACAGAAGGTCATATAAGATTGGGGAATGTGTTAAGAATTCCAATGCCTATTGAACTTGTGCTTTATTATCTATAATGGGGAAAGAATATGGGCTTTGACATAGCAGACTATAAAATACAGGGCTATCTGCTTGCAAATGCAGAGGAGCTAATTAAGCAAACAGGTAGAAACAGAACAAACACTGAAAACCCACAGCCTGTTATTACAAAAAAAGCCATATCCCCAGGCAACCAAGCCACTTTTGATACTCAGAGCGATCTTTTAAATGCCTTTTCAAATTTAAATCAAGTTGATTTTATTGCAGATCTCCCTGGAAAGGGTCGCTCCATGAAACTGCGACCAAATGTTAAAATATTTAAAACCTTAAGAGGTACGGAAGGAAGAGAAGTTGACTTAGAATTAGGAGACAGGTTTTCCGTTACGGACGGAGACGAGGTATCTGATGTGTATGGCACCGCCAACGGTGCGTCGGTGAGTGATGTAGAAATTGTCCGCCTTGGAGGAAACCCAGCAGAGGTTGATACAAACATAAAAGTTACCATTAGATTACATGCCACAAGCTTAGGAAAGTTCTTTGAGATACGGAAACCCACCCCCATACTTAATTTCGATGGAGACATCGGTGACCTAGGCAGCAAGTTCGCCGCCACAGCCGAAAAAGGTGTTGCTTGGATTGACTTATTAAAGATAAATTTAGGAAACTTTACTGAGGACTTTCTTACTGAGTTTACAAACAGAATGACGGGTCAAATCCTCAGTGGAGAAACCGTCAACCAAGTAAAAGCTTCAGCAGGCGGCGACCTTGGCGAACCACAACAAAGAATAAAACTTGAATTGGAATATGGACCACCAGAGAATATAAAAGGTTATTCAATAGACGATGTTAATAAAATTAAAGCTCTTGTTGCATCTCAAAGAGAAGTGTTTTATCTATCTTTAACACAACACCAGATTACCTTTAATAGTGACAAATCCGCTGATATTGAGATAAGTTATATAGGCTCCGGCGGCGCAAATGTAATATCTAGACAAAATGATATTTTGTTCGATCCCTTCCTATATGAAAAAGAGCTACAAATCAACGATCATATCTCGTCCATGAATAAAAAAGTGGGCACCCTAAACCCGAGCGACACCAAGGCTATCGGTGCCGTGTCTGGTAAAATAATAAATTTGGAAACCACAAAAACCGCAATGAAGAAATCACAAGCTATGCTTTTAATTAATGGGCTATATGGACCTGCAAACCTCCTTGGATATGGAACGAATACTGCGACAGCCTTGCAAGGCTTGGATGGAAAACAACTGAAATCAAGAGTTTATATTCATCCAATAATGGGTCGGGATTTGGCAGCAGGCGCAATTTCTGGAAGGTTATCCGTCATGACGGGTCAGAATAGCCCCCTCGTGGGAAATTATTTTACTTATTTGAGAGGAGATCCCGATGGGAGCCGCTTGAAAGACGAGTTGGAATACCAGCATGCGGATACCCAAGAAGAGGTTGATAATTCTATACCCAATGCTTATCGTTATGTAAGCAAAGGAGGAAAAGATGGACTGATATCGCAATTTGTGTTCTTGGGAGATATATTTGAAGTAGCACTGGAAGTTCTTGCCAGTAATAACAGGTTTTCAACCGATGAAAGTTTTAATTCAAAGTTCTTTAAGATATCCCCTGACATAATACGAGATGGAAAAGATGATAATGAAATGACTGCCCTGACGGACCCAACTGATATAGGCAAACCCACTACATATTGGGGGGGCGTGCCGGGTGCCGGTAGTGTCACTGTCGAGGGAGTAGACGTACCCAATGAATTTGCCGAACAACTGAATGAAGAAATTACAGACCCAACCATTTACGAGGGTATGTTTGTAAGACCTTTTTATTGGGATGAGGTCCACGGCAGGGCGAAACTAAGCCGGACCAGGGCACCTGCAACAAAACGCCTCAGAAGAGTTTATCAAGAATACGGAGAATTCCTATGCTCAGATATCGTATATCAGAGCCCCGCAGATGCCAACGTAGATATTAAAATTAATTTGGCAGATCTGCCAATTTCTTTATATAGATACAAACAATGGTTTATAAATAAGATACTCGCACCAAGAAGAACGACTTTGTTTCTTAAAGATTTTCTACAATTATTAATAACTGATTTAGTTGCAAAAGTTCTATCTGAGAAATATAATCCAAACGAAACCTCGAATCGAGTACCACCAGAATTATTAATTAACAGGTTCAGCGTTCTTGCTGAAGAAGTTAATTTTTTAGACCGCATCCGGCGTGTGTCCAATTCGGCTTATAATTCTAAAACCGTAGATAATATTAAAGATGCTTTCAAACTATCAGATAATTCTTCTCTTAAAACAAAACAATTAACCTTGTTTTCTCAGTCACCCGTCATTGTCAACAAAATACCGCAAGGTCAATCTCGCAGAGAGGCAGACAGAAAAAAGAACATACCTCACATTTTCTTTAGTGATGCCAACAATGGATTACTTAAAGAACTCAACTTCCAGAGAGAAGATATGCCCGGTTTAAGGGAATCAAGGCTTTTTGAAGGGCGTGATTTTAGCGGTCCCAACATCATTCCAGAAAAATATAATTCTACTTTAGAGCTTATCGGCACAAGCGCCTTTAAACCCGGCTCTATTTTTTATATAGATCCTGAACCTCTAGTCTTAGGATACACAAAGGATAAGGGATCACCCGCTCGTAAGCTGGGATTAGGTGGGTATTATTTGGTGATCCGGGTAACTCACATTGTGAACTTACAAGGTAAGGCAACTTGGCAAACAATGTTGGACACTCACTGGGAAGGTTTTGGCGATGCAGATCCACTAAGAAGAAGTAAGGAAACAACATTCATCGAACCCACATCACTTAAGGCAAGGCTTAGTATTGCGGTTGATTTAGACGACCCCTCGGTGCGGCAAACACAGGAGGATAATTATGCCCTCGAAGAAGCTATAGCCCTGAAGAAGGCAGAAGACGAGCCGTAGGTTCCCATAAAAATAATTAAATGACTAAAAAACTATTAAATCGTAGAACCAGCAGAGGCTCAAGACAAATCTTTGATCTTAGAAAATTATATTTATCTGAGATTGTGCCCACTTCTGAATATAACAATTTCTTTGATTCTTCTGTGACCCGCTTCTATGGAAAGGTTGACTTGGACGCAAATATTGTTTATCCATCTGAAAAATTCTTAGTAACACTCCCAAATCCAAACAAGAAAGCTCGCCAGACTTATTATGCTTTAAATTTTGTCGCCAAAGCTTTTTCAGATTTTAGAGAATATTATCTTAAGGGTATCAACACAGGAATTGTCAAGCAAAACCCCGATGCTCTGGAAATTATTGAGCCAATTAAAGGCTGGGAAAGTATGCATCAATTATATGCGAGTAATATTGATGATCTTTACTCGGTTCTTGTTAATAACTATTTACAACGCCCAAGATCCTCTACAGGGTTGGAAAACTCTTATCCAAAAGATTTTGACCATTTTATGAAGTCAATTAACCATCTGTTAAAATCAAGAGGTGGGGCTATGAAACTTAGCCGCTCTTCTTTTATTCTTTCTATAAGATGCCCCATTTCAACCAGCGGGCTTGCAATTGAAATAGGTCCAAATATTGACTATGCAAACGATAAAAAGAAAGCTAAAAATTTGTATGAAAATCCAAATTTTGATTTCTATATGAATACTCTTAGCAAGTTTGGGTTTATGGCAGATGTTGACTACCCCGGTAGAATAGTTGCCGACCTTGCCTCGCCTGCAATGCAGAGTTATATGGAGGAATTTGAATTAACCCTTGACAATCTGTTCGAAACATATTATTATAAAGCTGGAGAATATGATTATGACCTGATCAGGGTTTATCTTTCTCAATTTTATAACAGTTATGTTACAGATTATCCTATTAAATCTATAGTTAAAAAGTCCGGCGCGATATCTTCACATAAATATTCTATTCAGGCATCGAACTATAGGACAAGTGATAAGCCAATTCCAACCGCAGGATTGAAAATTATTTGTGAGAAAACAACACGAGAGATTATACAAAGGCAGAAGCTTTCAGAACATGACAAAGAAACAAAATACACAGATAGCTATTGGCTCACAACTTATGCTCAAATGCTTAACTACGAACTTAAAAGCCCTCTCGAACAACACAACTTAAACAAAGTTATAAAAAATTCACAAGACTTGAAAAAAAATGTTGACATTGAAACTGCAAAGGGTTATATTAATGGAGTGTTTAAAATGTTTAGATACCCAGCAAATGTTGTTTCGCACAAAAGCACCTCCAATGTTCAACAAAGCCCTACAACTACCGCAACTACTACAACCACTGCTACGACCGCTAATGGCGGACCCTCTGGTGGATATTAAGAGTGATGATTGTTAGTCCAAACATTAGACGATAAAAAGCATTGTGCTGGCATATATCATGACGGCAAACTTATTTATGACTGCGAAGAATTTGACTTCGACGCTGTAGCTGCGACTTGGAACTATAATCCTGCTTTTTCTCAAAAAGACGCTCTCATAGCCTCTCTGTTCGTTGAAGGTAAAACACTAAACGAAGTTTGCCCTGATTTTCTTAGACACCGATGGGAGGCAATTAACAGCCGCCTAAGAGCCTTTCACAAGTCATTTTCCACCGCCAAAGTAAGTATGGATATCCACTGCTTTTTTGACCTTGTTCCTCAACGATTTTTGTTGGAATATTGCGAAGTCAAAAACAAGATTACAGACCATATTATCAAAACATACAAGAAACCAGCCAACTATAATTTTATGAGAAGCTTGGCAGAGTTTACATATGATATTCGCCAGAATAGTATTGATTTGGATTATTCGGCAATCGCAAGAAATAGCCATCAGTTGAAGACTCGTAATTTTATTAAAAAATCTAAATACATCAAGCCCTATATCAACTATAATATGTATGGCACAAAAACAGGGCGAATGACGACAAGAAAGGGATATTTTCCAATCCTTACTCTTGATGGAGAATATCGCTCCATCTTAAAACCAAAAAACAACTATTTTGTGGAGTTTGATTACAACGCAGCAGAGCTTCGGGTTCTTCTTGGGTTAAGTGGCAAGACTCAGCCACAGGAAGACATGCATCAGTGGAATATAGATAATATATATCGCGGACTTGGCTCACGAGATGAAGCCAAAAAACGTATTTTCGCTTGGCTATATAACCCTAAATCAAAAGACCTTCTGTCAAGTCGTCATTATGATCGCGATGGCATCTTAAGAAAATACTGGAACGGACAAGTTGTTATTACACCAATGAATCGCGTAATTCAAGCGGATAAACACCACGCACTAAACTATTTAATACAAAGCACGACAAGCGATGTTGTGCTTTCCAGAGCTTTTAAAATTGCCAACAAACTTAAAGACAAAAAGTCCTTTATTTCTTTCACACTTCATGATAGTATTGTAATAGACTTTAAGGACAGTGAGCGGGAACTTATTGGAGAGATGTTAGAAATCTTCTCCGACACTCCGTTTGGCAAGTTTAAAGTTAATTTAAGTGCTGGAAAAACATATGGTCATATGGGGAGGATCGAATGGACACAATAGTTGGTCTTGGTAAGGCGGGTTGCGCCATCGCAGATAAGTTTTCAAAATACCCTCAGTATAAGATTTTTAAGATTGACTCCGAGGGTCTTGACAAGAACGAAAAAAGATCTCATCTTTTAAAACGTCGTAGTCACCCTGAGCAGTATGAAGACGATGCTCCACAGCTAAAGACATTTTTCAGATACACAACAAATGACATACTTTTTGTAGTTTCAGGATCGGGCGTGATTTCAGGTGCAACATTGCAAGTTTTAAAACACTTGTCTAAGAAAAGCATAAGTGTGCTTTATATTAAGCCTGATTTAGAGTTTCTTGGCAACGTCAATGTTTACCAAGAACGTCTTGTTCGTGGTGTCCTACAAGAATACGCTCGCTCAAGAATGATTGACAGGCTTTATCTTGTTGATAATAAACAAGTTGAGTCAATTCTTGGCGATGTGCCGATTATTGGATACTATGACAAATTGAATGATTTGATAGTTTCAACAATTCATATGCTAAATGTTTATAATCACCAAGAGCCGGTTCACTTAACACCGTTTGAGTCACAAGATACAGCAGCAATCAGCACCTTTGGAATCGCGGATCTTGAAAAAGGTGAAGAAAAGTTATTCTTTTTACTTGACAGTATAAAAGAAAAGTGTTATTATTATGCTATAAACTCTGAAACACTCCAAACAGATGGGAAACTACTCCGACGTTTGACTGAGAATATAAGCAAAAATATTGAAAAAGATGTTAGGGCAGCATTTCAAATTCACTCTACTTCTTACGAACAAAATTATGGTTATTTGGTCGCAAACACCGATCAAACAAAAAATTAAAAGGAACTATAAAACATGGAAAGAGTATTAAACTTTATTAAGGCATACTGGAAGCGCGGACTGGTTCTCGCTGCCCTATCTGCTATTAGCACATTGGCAATACTTAGGGTTAATAACAATGCGCTCGATACCGGAAAGCAAATTGGTCGATGCCAGATGGTGTGCGCTTTTTATGGAGCAGACTTTACGGGATTTGACGAAGGAGCCGCCTGTCAATGTAAAGCCGAGGGTGGATGGATTTTCAGCATCCCAGTAGATCCAGATTATTTTCAATAAAAAGCTTGACAACACTTTCAGTCTATGTTATATTACATATACTACATTTTAGCAAGATGAGAGATTTATCATCTTGACTATAGGCAAATGCCACAAACAACAAACAACAAAAAATAAAAAAGGAAAAATATAATGTCTATTAATATTGATAAAATGAGGCAACGCAAAGCCGCGCTTCAAGGTAACGGAGGATCGCGTGATACTTTCTGGCGTCCCGTCGATGGGGAGCAAACAATTCGTATTGTTCCAACAGCGGACGGCGACCCCTTTAAGGATTATTGGTTCCACTACAATGTAGGCAATAACCCCGGATTTCTCAGCCCAAAGAAAAACTTTGGAGAAGAGGATCCACTAAACGACTTTGTTCGGAAGCTTTTTAACGAGGGCACCGAAGATAGTATTAAGATGGCGAAAAACCTTATGGCTCGCCAGCGTTTCTTCTCTCCCGTACTTGTGCGTGGCGAAGAAGATAAGGGCGTTCGTATTTGGGGGTATGGAAAGATGGTATATGAGCAGTTGCTCAACCTCGTTCTTAACCCTGAATATGGCGACATTACCGACACGGAATCAGGAACAGATCTTGTTCTCCATTACGGTAAACCACAGGGTGCCAGCTTCCCTCAAACGAAGTTGACTCCCCGTCGTCGTTCATCTCCTCTCTGTGATGAGGCGGTTGGCGGCGATGATCGTTGCGCGGAATTGCTTGAAAGCATTCCCGAGTTCGATACGCTTTTTGAGCGTAAAACCCCAGGAGATGTAGGTGCAATGTTAGACGCTTACCTTCTTGGTGAAGAAGGCACCGGAGAGGAGACTGGGACTACAACCCCCCCTCCTTCTACTGACGCAGTTTCCTCTGTTGATGCTGCCTTCAACGACCTCATGGGAGCGTAATTCCGCGCCCACAGGGAGGCACAGGGTTATCAGGTGCCTCACACCCTTATCTTTGGAGAATAAATGAGAATGGCAAGAGTTAAAAATACTAAAGCAGGCAGACTAAGCTTAACTGACATGCGGGCTCTTATTAATAAGAGGGCAGGCATTAATGTTGCCCACAATCTGACAGAAGAGAATCCCACTGAGGTCAAAGCTTGGATTCCAACCGGCTCTCGTTGGTTGGATTCTATTATCTGCCGAGGCAAGCTCTCTGGTGTTCCAGTTGGCAAGATTGTTGAAATTGCTGGCTTAGAGGCAACGGGTAAATCTTATATGGCTGCCCAGGTTGCTGCCAATGCTCAAAAAATGGGCATTGATGTTATCTATTTTGATTCTGAATCGGCTATCGATCCCGCATTCCTTGAGAAAGCCGGGTGTGATTTAAACAACCTGCTCTATGTTCAAGCAGCATCGGTAGAGTTTGTTTTGGAAACCATTGAGGATCTTTTAATTAATAATGACAACCGAATGTTGTTCATTTGGGACTCGCTGGCGCTCACTCCTGCTATCTCTGATATTGAGGGCGACTTCAACCCCCAGTCCTCTATGGCAGTTAAGGCTCGTATCCTTGCCAAGGGCATGTCTAAGCTGACCGTTCCTATCGCCAACTCTCAATCCACATTTTTAGTGCTGAACCAGTTGAAGTCAAACATCACTCGTTCGCCCTCTGAAGCTATGACTACTCCCTACGTCACACCAGGCGGAAAGGCTATGATTTATGCCTACTCGCTTCGCATCTGGCTGACCGGACGAAAAGCAAAGGCGTCTTTTGTCACGGATGATAGCGGCTTTAGAATTGGGTCAGAAGTAAAGGTTAAACTTGAAAAGTCACGATTTGGAACACAAGGTCGCCAGTGTAATTTTAAGATTCTTTGGGGAACCGAAGAAATAGGCATTCAGGACGACGAAAGTCTTTTTGACGCAATTGCGAGTTCGCCAAATCTTGTTCGCACAGGCGCTTGGTACACACTTCTGGACGACTCTGGAAATGCCCTTGGAGCTAAGTTCCAAGCAGCTAAGTGGACCGAGCGGCTGCAAGAAGAGCAGTTTAGGGCGAGAGTTCACGAGATTATGGATGAGGAAGTTATTCACAAGTTTGACAAGCGAGAAGGAAACGCTTCAGATTTTTATGAAGAGGTGGATGAATAATACAATTAAGTATTCGTCCAATAAAGTAGGAGAAAAAACAATGAAAAAGAGCATTATTACAGCAGCACTCTTTGGTGCATTTTTAACAGGTTGTGTTGCACATGCACACGCCCCACATCATTCAGCACATGTTGAAGTGAAGGTTAAGGCTTGGGTATGGTCGCCAGGACACTATCGAGCCAGCGGGGTTTGGGTTCATGGATCGTGGAATCTTATTAATGTAGAGCGACATATGTTGAATCGCTACCCGCGTACACACGTTCGCTGGGTCAAGGGAAGAAAAAAGCCTGCACCGCCACGCCGACATCAACACCGACGCCACCGCCGCCAACATCGTCATTAAAAAATAATACTTGACACCCCTTCAGTAGATATGTTATAATTCTATTGAAGGGGTTTCCTTTTTTATAGGTGAAGTAATGAAACGACTATTAGTAATAGACGGCTTAAATCTGCTGTTCAGAAATTATATTGTAAATCCGAGCTTGTCAACCAACGGGCAGCCAATCGGCGGTCTTAAGGGCTTTCTCCAATCCGTCCAAAAGCTTGTCCGCGAGACATGTCCAGATGAAGTTGTTATTTGTTGGGATGGCGAAGGTGGTTCACAAAGGCGCAAATCAAAAAATAAAGGCTATAAAGAAGGTAGAAAACCAATTCGCCTAAATCGGGACATTCGCAACCTTTCAGAGAATGAAGAGGTCGCAAATAAGATTTGGCAACAAACACGCCTTGTAGAATATCTAAATGAACTGCCAATGATTCAGCTTATGTTGCCAGCAGTAGAAGCCGACGATATTATTAGTGTAGTTGTGCAACATCCGGTTTATAAAGGCTGGCAAAAAGTAATTGTTTCCTCGGATAAAGATTTCTTTCAATTATGCGATGGGGAAACGCTTGTCTTGCGACCAATTCAAAAACAAATTATAAGCGAGAAAACTCTTATAGAAGAATATGGCATTCATCCTAAAAACTTTGCTCTTGCAAGGGCAGTTGTGGGTGATAAATCAGATAATCTTCCAGGCGTCGGCGGTATTGGGCTTCCGACCATTAAAAAGAGGTTTCCTTTTTTAAGCGAGGACAAAGGCTACGACATTGAAAGTATAGTTTCTTACTGCGAGAATCAGGAAAGTAAAATAAAAGCTTTCTCAAACATTTTAGAAAAACAAAATATTATTGAAGAGAATTATCAACTCATGCAGCTTTATGTTCCCTCTCTGAGTGTCCAAGGTAAAAAGAAGATTAATTTTGCTCTTGAAAACTTTGAGCCAGAGTTTGCAAAAACCAATATTAAGACAATGATGATTGAAGATGGCTTTGGTGTTATTAATTTTGTTGATTTGTTTGCCACAATGAATAAGATAGTTGCTGATTCTAAGTTATAAAACTATTTATAATATGCGATTATTTAAAAACTGGGCAAAAACATTTGGACAGACAACATCTGAGTCTCCAAACTCCGAAATGCTCATCGGAAATTTTAATAAATATTTAAAAGAACAAACTGATCCTGAATCTGTAGATCTTTCAAGCTTTGAGGTTCACGATGAGTTGGACCAAGATTTTTGGAATCAGAAAGGTGACAAATTAGACCCAATAATCCGTGAAAAGCTTTTAGTTATTGCTAATGACTTTTGGAGTTCCCTTGAGGTTGGTGATGCTGAATATCAAGATATCACTTTTACAGGCTCCTTGGCGGCATATAACTATTCTCGTTTTTCGGATGTAGATCTACACATCCTTGTAGACTTCAAGGATGTTGATGATAAGATTGAATTGGTTCGCGAATATTTTAACGCAATGAAGTCTATATGGAACCGACTTCACGATATTATTATCAAGGGCTATGAAGTTGAAATTTATGTTCAGGATATAAACGATCCTCACGAAGCACAGGGGCTTTATTCTGTCCTAAATAACGAATGGATTAAAAAGCCCACTTTTGAGCAGAAAGACTTTGACAAAGACAATATTAAAAAGAAAGCCGCCTCGCTTATGGACCAAATAGATCGCTTAGACGGCATCATTAATGATGGCAAGTATGAAGAGGCTGAAAAATACGCCGCTAAGATAAAACAAAAAATCCAGAAAATGAGAAAGACAGGGTTAGAAACAATCGGTGCATATTCTGTCGAAAACCTCGCATTTAAAGTTTTGAGACGAAATGATTACCTTGAGAAGTTATCAAACGCTAAGCGAAAAGCTTACGATAAAATGTTGTCATTGAAAGAACAGCGATCTCAATAACATACGTTTTGCCTTAAATAAAGTCCAAAAATAGATTGGATTTTTTAAATCAAGTTTCCTATATACGAATGGATGGGAATAAAATCTATTGATTCACTCTTGTAGTGGATCTTTAAGTGTATATCCTCGTCTACATAATATACTATCAATATAGGAGATATAAATAATTATGGCTATTACTTCATGTAACGCCCTCATGGGCAAACATATCAGCATGAGGCTCGAACACAATTCGGGCTCGCTCTTGTCTGGTCAATTAAAAGTTCAAGACGCTCCAGCGCTTGGCTTCTGGGCTGCTTCTGGCTCTCTAGACGCTGCTCTCGCTGGCACCGTTACCGCTATCGGAGCCCTTTCTGGAAACCTTGTTTCTGAAGTTTCCGTCGCTTTGGCAGGTCGCTCTGCGATTCAGTCTGACGTTGACGCTAACCAAGTTATCACAGATGCTGTGAAAACTTCCTTGGGTGGACTCGTAAACGGTTCTGGTGTTTACCAAGCTTTCTCTGGAAAAAACTACATCAACGGAAACGCTAGTCTTCACGCCGATCTTATCGATCTTGATGCACAAGCTAAAGCTAATGCTGATGCTGTCGCTGCTACTCAAGCCGATGTTAACGCTAACGAAGTTGTTACAGACGCTGCAATGACCGCCATGGGTGGAATTCTCAACGGTTCTGGTGTTTACCAAGCTTTCTCTGGAAAGAACTACATCAACAGTAACGCTTCTGTTCACGCTGATCTTGTCGATCTTGATGCTGCTATTAAGGTTCAAGAACTTGCTATCGTTAGTCGCGAAGCTGCAATTTCTGCTTCTTACATCGCACAAATCAGTGCTACCAGAGCTTCCACTATTGCTGAGATTTTGGACGGAGCGCCTGGTGCTCTTGACACTCTCAACGAGTTAGCTGCTGCTCTCGGTGATGATGCTAGCTATGCTACCACTGTCACAAACGCTCTTGCTGCAAAGCAAACTGAGATTGACGCTTTAGAGACTTCTCTTGGTGGACTTGTAAACGCTTCTGGTGTTTACCAAGCTTTCTCTGGAAAGAACTACATCAACGGCAACGCTTCTGTTCACGCCGATCTTATCGATCTTGATGCACAAGCCAAAGCTAATGCTGATGCTATCGCCGCTACTCAAGCCGATGTTAACGCTAACGAAGTTGTCACAGACGCTGCAATGAGCGCCTTGGGCGGAATTGTTAACGGTTCTGGTGTTTACCAAGCTTTCTCAGGCACAAACTACCTCGACGGCAACGCTAGTCTTTCTGTCGATATGACCGATCTTGATTCCAAGATCAAAGAGAAAGCAGACGGACTTGCTACTCTTGAAGGACACCTTGATAACTCAAATGGTTTCCGCGTGACCTCCGCAGCCGGTAACTACCGCATTTCTTGGGGTACCAACAAACCACAAATGACCATGACGCTCAATGCTGATGGCTCTACTGTTGACGTTTGTTTCGATAGAGGTGCTTGATTAATTAATTAATCTAAACCCGGTATTTAATACCAACTCTTGGGGGGGTGGGCAACCACTCCTCCATTTTCTTTTTCATTATCATAAATAAAATACTATTTATTGATATGGGATTTATATTAAGAATAATTCCTATTTTAAATTAAAAAAACATATGAAATGGAGTTATAATATGGAAGAGAGAAAAGATATAAGATTTTCTGTTCGAAAGTCTGACAGGAAAAAGATGATTCAAAGTTTTCTTGCAATGGCTGTTGGGAACTTTGAAGAGGCAGCAAGGGAGGCAGTTGTGGAAACAAGTAAATCAATTCTTGAAAATGAGCCTAAGATCGCAATGAAAAGTATTGAGGGATATTTAGACACCATTTCAGAATATCAACAAGCTTTGGAAGATATTTATAAACTTGTTGAAGAGCATATGTTTCTTGACTCGAAAAAAACTCATTTAAATTTTAAAGCAGGTGAAAAAATGAAGATGACAGAGTTCAATGAAGCTATAAATGAGCAAACTGCAAAAGATAACGAAGAGAAAGAAAAGATTAAACAAAGAATAGAACAGGAAGGATAATGTCAACATTTAACTCATATCAGTCAGGACTACACAATGTTGGCTCATTCCAAGTTAGCTCTATACCATGGGCAAGCGCCTCTATCGCGGTTGCTCCTCTTACTGAACCACCCACAGCTTCAGTTACTGCCCTTGGACCAGTGACCGAAATTGAATTTTGGAAAGTTTCAAAATTCATAATTGTTAAAAACGAAATTGCTGTTGATGATATACCAAAGCCGATACGTCTTGGGTTTTCAGTTCTTGGCGTAAAAGAAGACAACTATATTCTCCTCGAAAATGATGAAAGCTTTTCAGCAGATTACAAAATAACTCGCCTGTACTTAATGGCGAACCAAACAGCCTCAACCAGCGCGTCAGTTTATGCTGGATTGACAGGCATACCAGAGGGGCGATTGACCCACAATTGGTCCGGCTCAGCAGGTGTTGGATAAATGGGGTCAATTGGTGGTAAATTTCCCAGAGGATATCTACGCAAATTAAGTAGTGACTTTGAGGAAACCAAACAGGCTGCGATTACTGCCTCTATGGAAGATGCCAAATCAAAGTTGGATGTGATGTCCGCCTCTTTTGGAGCAGAATTTCAGGTTTTTGATGGCAAAATTACAAATGTATCCTCCTCATTCAAGACAGAGTTCGATCTTTTTGACACTCAGCTAACAGATGTTTCCTCTTCGTTTAAAACAGAATTTGGCGTTTTCGATCTTAAGATTACAAATGTTAGTTCTTCCTTCAAGACAGAATTTGAAGGCTTTGACACTCAATTAACAAATGTATCCTCCTCATTCAAGACAGAATTCGATCTTTTTGATACTCAATTAACAAATGTTAGTTCTTCCTTTAAAACAGAGTTTGAGGGCTTTGACACTCAATTAACAAATGTTAGTTCTTCCTTCAAAACAGAATTTGAAGGCTTTGACACTCAATTAACAAATGTTAGCTCCTCCTTTAAAACAGAGTTTGAGAGCTTTGATACTAAGATTACAAATGTTTCTTCTTCATTTTCAGGATCGATGGCAGAGATAGATAATAAAGTAGAAAATGTCAGCGGCTCTGTTGCCAATGCGACCGGATCGAATGCATCGGGCGACGGTGATTTTGATACCTTGACGATCACTTCACCAACTGGTCAAAAATATCAACTTTGTATTGATGATGAGGGCATACCCAGCTTCAAAAAAGTTCTGAATGTGCCTTATTACGGACCAGACCCCTGTTTGACTGGTAGCCTTTAACCAAGATCGGATTATTTAAAAAACTTCTTGACTTTTAGTGCAAAGTAAGTTAAATTAGATATAACAATAATTAAATAACGGATGTATATTTGAATTCCCAAGAGCAAGCTAGCTTTAGCCGTTACGGTAAGACCTTTCAAGAGGGACTTGCCGCTCTAATTCTTGAAGACCGCGCTTTTTCTGATCAGATTCAGGAAGTGCTTGAAACGGAATATTTTGAACTTAAATATCTACAAGTATTTGTTGATAAAGTATTTGGGTATAAACAAAAATATAATGTTCACCCCACTTCAAATATTATTACAACTATTCTCCGCACAGATTTGGAGAGTGAAACTGATGCCCTTAAGAAGCAGACAAGAGACTTCTTTGCCAGAATCTATAATACTGAAATCAGAGATGCAGAGTTTGTAAAAAACACTTCACTTGATTTTTGTCGCAAGCAAGTGCTTAAATCTGCGATGATTAAGTCTGTCTCTCTGCTCAAATCTTCTTCTTTTGATGAAATTTCTAAAGTAATTAATGATGCTTTGAAACTGGGTAACGACTCTGACTTTGGATACGATTACATCCAAGATTTTGAAAAACGCTTTGAGTTAAAGGCGAGAGATCCGATTAGCACTGGCTGGGATGAAGTAGATAAACTTTGTAAAGGCGGAATTGGAAACGGCGAGTTAGGGGTTGTGATTGCTCCAACGGGAGCCGGTAAATCAATGGTTCTTGTGCATTTAGGGACTCAGGCGATGAAAATGGGCAAAACCGTTGTTCACTATACTTTGGAACTTCAGGACACCAGTATTGGTATACGATATGATAGCTGCCTCACTGGAGTGCCGCTTTCGGAACTACATTCTATGAAAGAGATGATATATGAAAGCGTTCAAGATGTAGAGGGAAGACTAATTATTAAAGAATACCCTACAAAGTCTGCTTCTCCGCAAACGCTGAAAAATCATCTTGAAAAACTAAAACAAAAAGATATAAAAGTTGACATAATTCTGATAGACTATGGAGACTTGTTAAAGCCGACAGTAGTTACGAGAGAAAAGAGACACGATTTGGAATCTATTTATGAAGAGTTGCGAGCAATCGCACAAGAAAACAAATGCCCAGTTTGGACCGCTTCTCAAACTAACCGATCAGGATTAAATGCCGAGGTTGTGACTTTGGAGGCAATCTCCGAGGCATACAGCAAGTGTTTTGTTGCTGATTTTATTTGCTCAGTATCCAGAACAATTGACGATAAAAACAATAATACAGGGCGGCTCTTTGTTGCCAAAAATAGATTCGGTCCAGATGGACTTGTTTATCCAGCCAAAATGGACTTAAGCAGAGTTAAGATTGAGGTACTTCCATCTACGGGTGAGACAATTGGCGAAATTCAGGTGAATGCCGCCAAAGAACAGTCCGAAAAATTAAAAGAGAAATATAAGAGATTTAAGGACGGGAAATAAATTGAGTACTGAGATAAAAGAATATTTTAATGGAGATGATCTTGCTGCCAATGTTTGGGCAACCAAATATGCGCTAAAAGATAATAATGGCAATTTGGTGGAACAAACACCAGATGATATGCACCACCGACTTGCCTCTGAGTTTGCCCGTATGGAGGAAAAGTTTGGAGGTCCAAATTCCCTATCTGAAGAACAAATTTATGAGCTTTTAAAAGATTTTAAATATATTGTGCCACAGGGCTCTCCTATGATGGGAATTGGGAATAATTATGTAAATGTCTCCTTGTCAAATTGTGTCGTCGTTGCCTCACCTACTGATAATATTTCTTCTATTATTGATTCTAGTAAAAATCTCGCAAACCTGTTTAAGCGACGTTGCGGCGTTGGGCTTGATATTAGTGAATTACGCCCCGAAGGCACTCCTGTAAACAATTCCGCTGGCACCACCACAGGTGCTTGGAGCTTTGCTGATCTTTATTCATATGTTTGTCGCATGATTGGTCAAAACGGACGCCGTGGTGCGCTTATGATTTCCATGGATGTGCGACATCCTGATATTGAAAAATTCGTGACAATGAAGCACGATTTAACCAAAGTTACAGGAGCAAACATTTCAGTTA